AATACTCGCAGACACCTTGTCGGCAACATTCGAGGACATCATGGTGCGCAATCAGCGCAAGCTGCGCGCCCGGTACCACGATGCCGAATTTCACCGCGACATGGCCGTGACGCGGGACTTGCCGACAGAACGCGCCCGGCTGGAGGCATCAGAGTAACATGCTCATTACTGAGGAACTTCAAGAGGCATTAGCCACCAACATTGAACGGGATGCCGTTTATAAGGACGGCTGGCGGACGCATGCCCTCGTGATGCTGGCGCTGTTCCCTGAAGGGATACCGGCCCGGACGATGGAAGAGATGGCGCGGTTTGGATTCCTGTCCATGATCGTGACTAAGTTGGTGCGGTATTGTACATTCATGCCGCATCCCGATTCCATTCACGATCTTGGCGTATACGCCTTCATGCTCGAACACCTAGACAAAGAGGCATCCGTCAATGCCGCACCCTCTGCAACGTGACCTATGACCTTCCAGCAAAATTCAGTCAAGCGGGATTGCGCCATATGTGTGAAGCCAATCCTGCCTGGATTCTGGATGCTGGATCTATTCCGGCAGGCGTCCGCTAAGGAAGCGGCAACGGAACGGGTGGAATGGGTGCACGAGAGTTGCGCGCGGGCCGCTATCGAAGCGTGGCTGAAGAAGAAACGAGAGAAGGCTGCCAAATGATAGTTATCGACAATGAAACAACTCACCTAACCGTACCAGAGGCAGCACCAATTGAACAGCAACCGTCCGTCACGGAGTTTGCCGCCATCCGGTTGGATGATAAGACACTAAAGGAAGTCAACAGGATGCAATTCCTGTGTGACCCTCGGGTTCCCATCCCACCCGAGAGTATCGCCATTACTGGGATCACCAATGAGATGGTCAAGGGCCGTCCGCCATTCTCCGCTTTCTTCCCTGCCCTGGTGGATTACTTTTTGGGAGAGCGGACGGTGGCAGCGCACAATCTGTCCTTTGACATCGCGGTCCTGCGCCATGAGATCAACCGCCTAGGCCGGGTCACTGCTTTCCCCTGGCCACCTGTACAGATTTGTACTGTGGAACGAACAATCAACCTGAAGGGTCATCGGCTGAACCTCGGTGACTTACACCTGTTGCTGACTGGAAAGGAACACAAGGACGCGCACCGCGCCATGGCAGATGTGGAGGCACTTTGCCGGGTGATACGGGCGCTCCGAAAGAAAGGCCTGTTATGACTTTATCCCATGCTGTATATCCAGGCAGTGAGAAACTTGACCTGGGAAGGAAGCGCCCGGCTGTCCTTTGTGAATCATTGGCACAGGCCAATCATATGAAGACTTTCTGGGGTGAGCATGGCTATGTAGAATTGCTACAGACGCCAATCGAGATTTCACCTGAGCAACTTCAATCGCCAACCAGATTCTGCGAACACGGAGTCCCAGAAGGTAAGCCGTGTTGTGGATGCGAGATGCTACAACAATGACACCATCACAACAGATCCGCGACATAGTACCCGTTGTGGCACGCCAACGCCTAGAGAAGGCCCGGCGTGTTCAGCGCGTTGCCGGCCCGCCAATCATCATCAGCGGCATGGAAGAGCAGCAGATGCTCGCAGCACTCAACCAGGAACCGTTGACATGGATCATGGCCATTATGACTTACCTCGATGGGCAGGCCGCGCAACGGGATGACTTAGCCAAGATCGTGGCCGGCATCCATGACAGCGTCCTAGACCTGGACAGCAAAGTCCAACGGCATCTCGCCAATGAGCACGGACTATGACCCTTACACCGGAGCAGTCCACGGCGCTCGATGCCATCGGGCGCTGGCTTATCGGCCCGCGTCAGACCTTCAGCCTGGCCGGTTATGCCGGCACCGGCAAGACCACCTTACTACAGCATTTCATCAACGCCCAGCCGAACATAGTCACCTGCTGCGCGCCAACCGGCAAGGCCGCCAGCGTGCTACAGAAACGTCTAACCAACGCCAATGTAAGTACCATCCACCGCGCCATCTATACGCCCGTTGCCCCATCCATCGCCAAGTTGGAAACCCTAGAGATGGAGTTACTGAATCATCCCAACAATCAGGCGCTCCAAGATGCCATCCGAGAGGAAAAGGCCCGGCTATCTAAGAAGGATCTGAAGTTCAACCTGAAGCAGGATGTACTCATCTCCCGTGGGCAGCTGGTTGTAATTGACGAGGCATCTATGGTGACGCGCCGGATGCGAAAAGACTTGGAGGATACTGGCGCTAAGATCCTGTATGTTGGTGACCCAGGGCAGCTGCCTCCAGTCAGGGATGATGGTTTCTTTTCCCATTGCCCACCGGACGTTATGCTGGTGAAGGTTCAACGGCAGGCGCTCGATTCCCCTATCATTCGCATTTCCATGCAAATTCGGAATGGGGAGGAAGTACCGCCAACCTCCGGGCCGGGCGCTTTCCGCAAGATGCCTAAGAAGGCGATGCCGGCGCTGGAGTGGCTTGCCTTCGATCAAGTGATCACAGGCAAGAACGATTCACGCCGAAGCGTCAACCGTTACTTTCGACGGCATGCCGGGCGCGATATGAAATGGCCGCAGGATGGTGACCGGCTGATATGTTTGAAGAATGACCGGGATGCCGATACATACTTTATCAACGGCATCCAGGCAACCGCCATAAGTAACTTCGATTTCAACCCGGACTTCGGAGAGATTCAAGGTGACATCCTGTATGAAGGTCAAATCATACGGTCTCATTCATACTACCGCTACCCATTCGCAGCTCATTACGATTATCACATGGAGAATGGCAAGGCCGTCATTGACTGCGAGGAAGACCCGCCACAGTCACGGCGCGGGCTGCGTGAGTTTGACTATGCCTATGGGATCACCGTCCATAAGTCACAAGGATCGGAGTGGGGCCGGGTCTTGTTTGCAGATGACCACATGGCCATGGGCGCGGATGACTACAAGAAATGGCTGTATACCGCTGTAACGCGGGCTAGAGAGGAATTGGTATGGCTTTACTGACGGATTCGACAGCATTCTCAACAACCTTATACGCAGAACACGATAGCAAGGGCCAACCTTGCTGTGGTTGCGTTGAGGTTCTCATCAACAAACAAACCGGGCGCTGCCTGATGCTCTGTAACGAGTGCGGAGCGGAGATGGGCGCAGGCACCGAACGAACAACGAAAGATGACCCGGACGGATTCTGGAAACAGCAGGAGCGAGTACCGGAGAGCACCCGAGTATTCTGGAATGGTGGAGCGTATGTCACAAGTGAATCCCATAATGGGCCGGTCATCCTTTGACCTTTCGATCATGTACAGCCGTGAATGCAATCTTCATTGCCTTCATTGTATGTACAGCGCCGGGCCGGATATGCATGACCAATTGGACCTAGATGCACTGCGCCGTTTCATTACCACATGGGATTGGCGCGTGAACTCTGTAGGGTTCTATGGCGGAGAAGTTACTCTCCAACTGGCTGCGTATAAGTCCATTTGCGATATGCTTCCAGCGGGACTCCAACGATGGATGTTCAGTAATGGTACTTGGTCCGCAGGACCATCAGAGCGAATCCACGAAGTCATTCAATGGACTATTGATAATCGAGTTTCACCCATCATCGTAAGTGGGACCCGTTATCACCAGCCATATCAGGATTGGGCGGTGCTAGAGAGTCTGGCGCGAACCTGGCCTGAGCACATCTGGCTCAAGGCTGACGAAGGTCACTATCTACCAATGGGACGGTTGGCTGGGCTGATGCCATTCTCCTGTAAGCGCCGTTGCGAGACAGACGCCCGGCCCATGCGGATCGCAGTACAACCGGACGGGTCCGTGATCTTTCAGACCTGTGACGGGCGGTATCCTGTGATTGGCGACATAACGGCAGGCTTCCCAGAACTAGCAGACCGTTGCACGGGTGTCCGCGAGAATTATTGCCGTGCGGCGGAGGTTGGTGACTTTGACGCTATGGATGGGACGGTGGACAGTGAAACCCTCGCCTAAGCGCCAGCCCGCTGTCCGGGTGCCGCCCGCCCGCGACTGGCAGCAGGAAGCCATCGACTGCGGCAAACGGCAAGCCATCATCCAGGCCGCCAATCTTCGCAATCACGGGCGCTATCGGGTTGGGGACTTTGTCCGTGTACTCTCGGAGGTAAGCGCCTATTACCTGCTCATTGGCCGGGTGGTAGAGATCACCCGTTTCAATGACAGCGGTATAATCGAGTTTACAGACGCCATGCTACAAAGCGCCCGCAATCCTGAACAAGTAACCAGCGCCAAGCGCCGGGTGCACTTCTATTGGCGCATGCTGCAAGAGGTAATCGTATGCTGAAACAATTCGGGTTGTTCTTTCAACGGTCATACAACTGGTTCCACTATGGCGGATTCCAAGAATGGCTGTACCGCGTTCCCGGTTATCCCAAACGTTGCTTTGTCTGTGGCCATTGGTACTGGTTGCGCGACGGTCACAAATACTGGGATGAGGCTGCTGACTCTATGTGTAGTGATGAGTGCCAGCGCCAATACTTCAGGATACTCTAATGCCTACGACAACCAGAAAGATCATCCTACCTGACTTGGCGAAAGAGTATTATGACGTCAAGCAGGCCTATGCCTTTCTCGCCACTCCGGTGCCCGAAGGATACCGGCGCTGGATATGTCTGCTGTGTGGATTCCCGGCAGACTTTCGCGCCACCTGCGATTGGGTTGGTGCCGTCTGCTGTGGAGGGTGTGGACAAAGTTGCGTCCGTCCCATTGAAGAATGGAAGTGAAAGGAGTTAGGTCATGCAAGTTGGAACATATAAGGCATTACACTTCGGAGGTTTTGAAAATGGAACCCCACCAAGATCCAAGACCATTCCAAAGATCAAGGCCCTAGCAGACGCGCCGGAAACCAGTCAAGAGTTGAACCCGCTGCTAGCAATGGGCCGTCTGATGCTGGATCATCAATTGGTTGGAGAGAAGCTGCGCAGTTTGCATCTTGACCCGGATGCCTACCACGGCAATTTACAAGTGGTCTCTACCACGTTGAGTTGGATGCGAACTTTGATCACAATGATGATAGAGCAATGTGAAGGAAAATGATCAACCTACGGGTCCGAACTGAATACACCTTCAGCGGCGCTTACGGCCCGCTGCCGAAGGTCTTGGCCGCAGTGCGGGATGCGCCGTCAGTTGGAATTGCAGACCGCCATGGCACCTGGGGCCACGTTGCTTTCAGCAAAGCCTGTAAGAAGGCCGGCAAGCAGCCGATCTTTGGCGTTGAATTGGGCGTGGTATCCGTCCTAGAGCGAGAGCGCCACCCGTCTAACTGGATGGCCTTCTTAGCCCGGACTGATGCCGGATTGCAGGAGTTATATGAACTGGTCACCGAGTCAACAACAGATGACCATTTCTATTACCACCCACGCATCGACTACAAACGCTTATCAGCAGTCACAGACAATCTCATCATCCTTTCCGGCACCAACCCTATCTGGGACCGTCTTCCCAAGCGCCAAAAGAACCTATATGTGGAACTTGCCCCCAGTAGTCAGCCTGCTGCGGTAGAGTGGGCACGCGCCAACCGCCGTCCGCTTGTGGCTACCTCGGACAACTATTATCCCGCGTTCGAGAACCGGGCGGTGTACGAGATCATTGCCGGCCGCAACCGGGACTCCCGTACCACGCCCATGCACATCCTGGACCGCTGGGAATGGCTTAACTATTGGCCGGGTCAGACGGCTGCCCTGGACATGACGCGGGCGCTGGCAGCGGAGTGCCGCGCCGTCATCCCCCAGGCCAAGATGGTCAAGTACCATAGCAAGCAGACCCTGGAGCAGATGTGCCGCGCCGCAGCGCCCGCGCGTGGGATCAATCTCAAAGACCCGGTATACAAGGCCCGGTTGAGGAGAGAGTTAGACCTGATCACAGAAAAGGATTTTGATGACTACTTCTTTGTGATCGCGGACATGCTGCGGTACGCCAAACAGCATATGCTGGTTGGCCCGGCACGCGGTAGCAGTTGCGGTTCGCTGGTTTGCTATCTTCTATCCATCACAGAGATTGATCCAATTCCATTCAGCCTCATCTTTGAACGTTTCATTGACATCAACCGTAAGGATCTGCCCGACATAGACATTGACTTTCCTGATGACCGGCGCGAGATGGTGTTTGAGTATATCCGGCAGAAGTATGGCGTGGATTGTGTTGCCCGCCTAGGCACCATCATGCGTTACAAGGCCAAGAGTGCCATTGACGTTGTGGCAATATCCTTGAAGATTCCCATTGGGGAAGTGGAGAATTTGAAGGGTGCCATCATTGAACGTAGCGGTGGTGACGCGCGGGCCGCTTTCTGTATTCTGGATACCTTCAATGAGTTGGAAGTGGGGAAGACTATGCTGGCTAAGTATCCCCATTTGCGTGTGGCTGCGGACATCGAGATGCACGCCCGTGGTACTGGGCAGCACGCAGCCGGCATCGTCATTACTGCTGAACCCATCAGCAAGTTCTGCTCTCGCAATATGCAGACGGGCGCCATCATGGTGGACAAATATGATGCTGAGGCAGTCAACCTTCTCAAGATAGACGCCCTAGGGTTGCGCACTCTCTCGGTCATTCAAGATTGTCTTGACCAGATAGGTCAATCGCGGGAATGGTTGATGAAGCGCCCGTTGGGTGATGAGGATGCGTTCGATGTCATCAACAACAGTAGGTTCGCGGGCATCTTCCAATTCGAGGGATATGCGCTGCAATCCCTCTGTCAGCAGATGAAGATTGAGGACTTTGAAGACATCGCATCCCTAGGCGCTTTGGCCCGGCCTGGGCCGCTGAACTCGGGTGGTGCGAATGAATTTGTTAAGCGCCGTACCGGACAAGTGCCAGTGACCTATCTACATCCACTATGCAAGGAGATGACCAAGGTGACTTATGGCGTGGTCATCTATCAGGAACAGGTCATGCAGATCGGGCGCGTGGTGGGGCAATTGTCCTGGGAGGATGTGAGTGAACTCCGAAAGGCAATGGCAAAGTCAAAGGGCCAGGAGTTTTTTGACCAATACTGGAACAAGTTCCGGGCCGGTGCTCTCGCTCAGGGAGTAACGGAAGAGGATGCCAACCAGATCTGGAAAAACATCAATACCATGGGCAGCTGGTCCTTCAACCGGAGTCACGCCGTATCCTACGGGATGGTTACTTACTGGTGTATGGTGCTGAAAGCCCACTACCCATTGGAATGGGCCACGGCCTGTCTTCGCCATGCCTCAGGCGCGGATCAATGTGTCAAGCTGCTACGTGAGTTGGACTCGGAAGGTTACAAGTACAAGGACTTCAACATACAACGGAGTGAGATCAATTGGTCAGTGAAGGATGGCTTATTGATTGGCGGACTTCTGAATGTAGATGGAGTTGGCCCGAGCAAGGCTGAGGGCATAATGGAGCGCCGAAGGGCCGGGCGTCCGCTTACTCCCGCCATGCAGAAGAAACTAGAGGCAGCCGTTACTCCGTTCAGTTATGAGAAGGTGTTTGAGTGTCGAGTAAGGTTTGGTGATCTTCTGAAGAATCCATCCCGGTACAACATCTCATCCAAGATTTGGCGCCTATCAGACATCACCAGCGAGATGGAAGGTGAATTTGTCTTTCTCGGGAAAATGGTCAAGAAGGATTTGCGTGACCTGAATGAACCTCTCTTCCTACAGAAGCGTGGCGGGCGCTATGAGACGGGCCAGACCCTTTTCTTGAACATGACTGTGGAGGATGATACCGCCAGCATTCTTCTATCTGTGAACAAAAGGGATTATTTGGACATTGGTAAGCCACTAGTGGAGACGGGCCGGATTGGTGAATGGTACTTGTGGAAGGGCTGGATGCGGCGCGGGTTCCGAAAGGTTTATGTGAAACGATGCTGGCCGGAATCGCGTTTCAACACTCCAGTGGAATAATTATTTTCGCTTTCATTTCATATGCTTGCGCCATTGTTCAGAAGTCCAGTGTAGACTCTTGTACTGAACAGGGTCCATAATGGGAAGTGCCGGAAACGCCGGCAAGGGAAAGGAACCCAATGGGCAATAAACTGAGCAGTTTTGTAAAAGGCCTGAAGACGCCCGACATCCTGGCGCTCTACAATTTGGCCAACTACCCGGAAACACCTGTCAAGAGATTTGCCACGCGCATGGCAGCAGAAGCCCGCTTGGTGCGGGTTATGGCCGTTGACCCGGCCTACTTCTATAAGCGATTGGCAGCGCCTGCCGCAAAGCTGAACATCCATCTCCCGGTGCCCGAGGGCGCCACCCCACGCAAGCCCGCCGCACCTGCTGTGGTTCCCGTGTCGAAGCGCCCGGCCATCGATGTAATCACGGATGCTGCCGACAAGAAGGCGCTCCAGGCCATCGAAGCGGAGGGAAGGCCCGCCGCGCCCAAGCCCGCCGCGCCCGCCGTCAGGGCCCACGCGCTGGCCAAGGAAGAGAGCGCCCAAGCTGACGCGCGGGAAGGGAAGGCCAAGAAGAAACAGATCACCTCACCCCATCTCAACCTCCGTTGCCCGGAGTGCGGATACTACGCCAAGTCCACAATGGTGTACCTGGCCATCGCCCGGCTGGCATGCCCGGTATCGCCCAAGCACGGCCCGCTGCTGACGGCGGATGAACGTGGAGAGAAGAGAGGGCGCTAGATGAATCGCAAGCCATTCCCGAGCAAGGTCAATTGGCGGGCGCTATGGCGCCACCGCTGGGTGCTGCTGAACTTCTTGAACCAGGTGGCCTATGGCCGGTTTGAGGACACCTGCCTCATCGTTGGTCACTACAGTGGGACCAACTCATTTGCGCGCCTGCTGTATAAGGCTGCAACGGACGTTATCCAAGTAGAATCCAAACCAAACTTCCGGCCCGTTCGGAAGAGCATCAGCCCAAGGAGGGTACGTTAGTGGCCAAGAAACTATCCCGAGCAAAGCGCCGTGACGCGGCAACTGCTACGTTGCGAACTACCGCCGAAAGCGCCCGCGACATCGCGGCATCAATCCAAGCGGAAACCAACCCCACCATCGAGTTCATGAAGACCGTAGCAGCCCGCGTTGCGGCGCTCGATGTGGACACGAGCGAGTTGGATGAACTCAAGGGTGAGATCGAGTATTGGCGCGACAGCATCCCTGAGAACCTTCAAGGTGGCGACAAGTACAGCACGCTGGATGATACCGCCAACGCGCTGGAGAGCGCCATTGATGAACTCGAAACCATCGAAGTACCGGAGTTCACGGTGCCGGACCCGGAGGATGAAGAGAAGGTCAAGGCCGCTAAGGACGCCCTGGCGGAGTTGCCGGAAGTCCTAGAAGCGCTGGCGGACGGTATCGAAGTCCAAGCGGACGAAGCGGACAATGCCGAGTTTCCGGGCATGATGGGCTAACCGGCCCGGCCCGGAATACGATAGACTAGAGCAATGAAATGCGATCAGGCAAAAGGACGGTGACCATGAGATAGACGCTACAGGCGTGTGATCAAAGCCCAGACGGGTTGCGCGCCTTGGACCCTCGGGAATGTATAGCGGGTGGCTTTGGTTGTCCATTTCCTTTCACATCCGCTGCAAAATCCGAGGGTCCAAGAGACGCAATCCGTCCGCCAGGAGAGAGAATGGACTTCAACGGTACAGTGGTAAACGTCATTCTTGTGTTTGTAAACATCATGCTTGGAATCGGGCTGGTGTTTGCCTGGTACTCCAGGACTGTTGCCGGTTACATCGCGGCACTGTTTACCGCCCGTGCTGCCGGCCTATCTTCTCTCCAGAAGACTCAAGCCCGGACTCACCTACAAGAGCAAATCCGTTTTGGATTAGTCAGCCCGCCTGCCAAGAAGAGTAGCGCCCGGCGCTCCACCATCCGTTCACGGAAGTAGTCATGAAAACGGAAACAGGGCGGTATCTGATCACTGCCCGAATAGACTGTGGCGCGGCGCGGCGCTTCCCTTCTCTCTTCCTTCGGGATGAGTATGAGGGTTGGTTGAGCTTCCATTGTACATTTGATCGTGGCGCGTTATCGCTACACCTTCGCCCGGAAGGCCGGCAATGGGTTTGCCAGAACCCGCGCTGGCAAATATCAGAAGTAAAGATGCTGACTCGTGAACAATACTTGAAAGAATTGGAGGCATTACGTGTACCTGCTAAAGAATCGAAACAACCTGGGAGATCCAAAGGGCATTCCAGGGCGCGGTGACGTTATCGTTGACGCCAGCTTCAGGAAGTCCTATGTGGTGGCGCCGGACGGCAGCCACCGCCGTCTTGACCGAGAGGATCACGCCAGCGCCGTGGCCCGCGTCCGGCAAGAGTTGGCGGACGTTCCGCAGCGCCGGCCCGCAGCAGCGGCGCTCTCCGCTCAGATCAATCGAGAGGCTGAGTTGAAGATTGCGCAGCAGCTTGCCGCGCGGACGGATCGCATGCTTGCCTTGGAGACAACCCGGCTGCGCGCCCGCCCGTGGTACCAGAGGTTGGCGTCAGCATTAGGCCGTTACCGCAAACAATTTCAGTTGCGCGTGGCCCGGTTCCGGTTCCGAAGCGCCATAAGCGTATGAAAACAATGGCGAAATAAAGTTGCCAGAAGTGTAGCCATTTGCCCTTCGCCAGGCGACAATAGAGACATGGATACGAATTTCAAACTTTCAGACCTTCAGCAAGCCGTCCTGGATTGGGCTGCCTATGGCATTGGCAGCCTCATCCTGGTGGCGCGGGCCGGGTGTGGGAAGTCTTCCACGCTTCTGGCCCTGGTAGCGTTCCTGGTGGCCCGGTTGCCGCGCGTCAGCATCTTCGTGGGTGCCTACAACCGGGCCATCGCCAACGAGTTCACCGCCAAACTTCAGGAAGCCGGAATCGAGTGGCGCAACGCCCAGGCCAATACGATCCACGGCGCGGGCTTTGCTGCGTGGAAGAAAGTAGCGCCCGCTGCTTGCCAGAATGTTGATGACAAGAAACTGTCCAAACTTCTGGATGAGGAAATGAAAACGGATGCGCAAAAGATCCGTGTGGAACCGTACCGGGAAATGATTCTGAAGGCCGTCTCTCTCGCCAAGCAGCGGGCCTTTGGAGTCCTCTGCCAAATCGAGGATCGCAGCAAGTGGTTCGACATCATTGACCACTTCGGGCTGGATGAGAACTTGCCCGAGGATGCGGACCTTGAGTTTGCCGTCCGGGTGTGTATCTGGTTGTACAAACGTTCCCTGATGCGGTGCCGGGAGATCATAGACTTTGATGACATGATCCTGGCCCCACTCTACTTCAAGGCCCGCTTCTGGCAATACGATTGGGTGATGATAGATGAGGCGCAAGATACCAACCCTGCACGCCGGGCGCTGGCGCTGAGGATCTTGAAGCCGGGTGGCCGTCTGGTAGCAGTTGGGGACCCAGCCCAGGCCATCTATGGATTCACCGGCGCTGATGCGGACTCGTTGGACTTGATCCAGCGGGCCGTCAACGCCCGGACCATGCCGCTGAACGTTACCTATCGCTGCCCCAAGGCGATTGTCCGCCGCGCCCAGCAATGGGTCAAGGACATTACCGCTCACGAGAGCGCACCCGAGGGCACGGAGCGAACCATCCACCTGACGCCCGCGCCGGAAGGGCAAGCGGCCCGGCCCTCGGTGGTGAATGAACAGTTCACGGCAGATGATGCGATCCTTTGTCGGAACACCAAACCGCTGGTGGAGTTGGCCTACTCGCTGCTGCGCCGTGGCGTGGCGTGCCAGGTGGAAGGCCGTGAGATAGCGTCCGGGTTGATCGCGCTGATCAATCGGTGGAAGGCCGTTAACACGCCCGCCCTAGTGACCCGGCTTACGGAATGGCGAGAGAAGGAAGTTCAGAAGTGGCTGGCCAAAGGGAAAGAGAACAAGGCTGAGGAAATTTCAGACCGCGCTGAGACCATAATAGTGCTTTCCCAGCAATTGCAGGCCGAAGGCAAGACCACCGTTGCTGAACTGGTAGCTTTCATCCAGTCCATGTTTGGCGACACGCCCGCTGGCCAGCGCCCGAAGGTTCTCACCCTAGCTACTGCGCATAAGAGCAAGGGCCGTGAGTGGCGCCGGGTGTACCTCCTGGGTGCCGCGAAGTATATGCCCTCTAAATGGGCGCGCAAGGATTGGCAGATGGAGCAGGAACTCAACCTCATGTACGTGGCCACGACGCGGGCCATGCAGGAGATCATTGACGTGGTGGTGGAAGGGTGACAAAATGAAACCATCTATTTGGGCATTCGGCGTGGCCATGCTGATCCTCGGCATCATCATCGGCCTATGGATGGATCAGAACCGAATCGAGTACTGGCAAGTGGAAGCGCAAAACCGCCAGACACTTCTGGACAGTATCTATAGGAGTCACTTACAATGAAAGCAGAGCATAAGGCTGCTCACATTTAGGATGTGGTCATCTATGAACTCATCCATCAAGGTAACACTTTCCTCAGTACCATTCAGGACGCCCTCGCGGCATTCCCGCGCAAAGTAGTTCACGCCAAGCTGGCGCAGATGATCTATAAAGGACGGCTGCTGGGATGTGCTTGTGGGTGCCGTGGGGACTTCTCTATCCCACCCACACCCGAAGCGGGCCGGGCCGCGCGCCAACGCCGATTGGCCGCCAAGGTCCGTCTGAGCCAAGACTCTTGGTGGCCACTAAATTGGCGAGAGCAGTTGTACACTGCCAAGGAAAGCTGATGTTCAAAATCACCTTACGGATCACGGCCCGATGCCCTCGGCACCGGCGCTATAATCCCGAGAGGGATGGCCTAAACTATAGGTCAGTATGCGTAGGGTGCCAGATGGCGCATACTACCTATATGAAGGTGATGGAGTTGAGACGTTTTCTGGCAACTGGAATAGAAGAGAAAGGACTGATTACCGTGGAACAAAAGGACTGGAACCATGGTCCCACTGAATGCGCCAACGCGGAGTGCAAGAAGGACCTGCGCGCCGTCAACCCCATTTACGCCATCCGAGGGAAAGAGATTGGCTTCTGCTCTCAGGCCTGCCGGGCCACGCTTACCGGAGAACAAGTCAAGACCGCGCCGGCAATGCCTGACGCGGGCGCTGTCGATACTCCGGCACCCGCGCCCAAAGGGAAAGGCAAGGCCATCCCACCCGCCGCGCCCGCACCCAAGGGTAAGGCCGGCAAGACGGCACCCCAGGCAGACGCGCCCAAGCGGACCCGGACGGTGGTATCTGCCACCGCCACCCTCCACATCACCCGGACGGATCACAAGTTTCATGGCAGCCGTGAAGTGGCCTGGGGAATGGTCAAAGAAGGGATGCTGCTCCAGGCATTCTATGACCAATGCGACAAGGCCGGCATCAACGGCAAGGCCGTCTTGTCCAAGATCATGGGCGCGGGCAAGTGCGTGGAGATACGTGGATGAACGGCCAAAACCCAAAGCCCGGTGACCGGCTGCTGGTGGCTTTCGCGGATGATAACATCCAAGCGGCAACGGTACTTCAATATGAGGAAGTCCCGTTGCCGGGCGCGTGTGACATGGCAACAGAATATCTGATGCTGGACATCGAGGGATACGGCAACCACACGCTTACTCGCCACAGCATACTGCCCGAGACGGATCAGGAATGGTGCGTGACTACGCTGGAGGATGAGCCAATGGTGTATGTTTTCCCAGACGGCCCGGACCCAAAGGTGTTCATCCGCCGTATCATCGAGGAACTGAATGCCAATCGAGGTTAGACCGTACCGGGTTGGTACTCGGGAGAGTAGCAACTGTATTATGAACGCCACCGAGCGCCCGTTGCGCACCGAGACATTCACCCTCATGTCCCAACTGCCCGGATTCAAGCAATGGGAAGGTTACAGCCTCATCTTCCGGCCCACTGGTGCCAACCTCAAGTACATCCGCGATACCTTCCCAGGAGTTCAATGGCTGGAAGGAACCCTCGCGCACCTAGACAAGATAGCCAGCGCCGAAGTAGAGGCAACCCAGACCATGCGGATGAAGACAGGCCCGCTACCTCCGCTCAAACGGGATAGCTACCAATACAAGCGCCTTCCTCGGGACCACCAGCGCCGGGCGCTACTGATGTCATGGAACAAGAAAGCATTTGCCCTATTGATGGAGCAGCGAACAGGCAAGACCAAAGTGGTCATTGATAATGCGGCGCATTTGTTCAAGCTATCCAAGCTGGACACTTTGGTCATTGTTACGTTAAATGGCGTTCACCGTAACTGGATTGATAATGAGATCCCGCTGGACTTGCCGGATTGGTGCCACTATGAGGCATACTTTCAGCGCGGGTCTCACACTAAGAAACAGCAACTACAATTCGAGCGAGTCCTAAGTGCCACCAATCGGTTGCGCATCTTTGCCTTTAACATCGAGGCACTCAGCCGTGATGGACGGGCGCGTGATCTATTTGAGACGGCAATGGGAACGGGCGCGGGCGTGATGCTGGCAATTGATGAATCGGCGGATTGTATCAAGAACTACGATGCCAAGCGCACCAAGTATCTGATCAAGTTTGGTGGCCGTGCCGAGTACCGCCGCATACTTACCGGAACGCAAGCGCCCGAAGGCAGGCCGGATGAACTCTTCCCTCAGTACAAGTTCCTCAACCCGGACATTCTTGGCTATGATACCATCACCACTTACCGGGCGCACTTCTGTGTCACGCGCACAATTGAAACCGGCCCTGATACCAAAACGGTCATCGTTGTTCCGGGCTGTCGCAATCTGGAAGAGTTACAAGCCCTCATAGATCCACATAGCTTCCGGGTCCGAAGGGCTGATTGTATGGACCTTCCACCCAAGATATACAAACGCTGGCCTGTGGAGCTATCCCCAGAGCAGAAGCGATTGTACAAGGAACTGCGCGATGAGTACATCACCGAGTTAGAAGGCGCAACGCTGTCCGCGCCGATGGCCATGACCCGGCTGATGCGATTGCAGCAGATAGTTTGTGGATGGTTCCCGATGACTGAAAATGAATTGGTTGCCGGAGAAACATGGCGAAACGTCCGGGCAATTGGAAAGACAAACCCACGGTTGGAAGCGTTGGATGATATTCTCCGCACCCACCCGGACAAAGCCATCATCTGGGCACGGTTCCGGCCTGACCTAGAGGCTATCCAAAAACGCCTGGGCAATCGCGCCGTCAGTTATCATGGCGGCATTGACGGAGAGCAGAAAGCCAAGAACTATCGGGCCTTCCAAAATGACCCGGCAATCAATTGGCTAGTAGCGAATCAATCCAGCGCCGGGCGCGGGCTTACCCTTACTGCAGCCACTATGTTGGTTTACTACAGCAACAGCTTCCGTCTGGCGGACCGCACTCAATCCGAAGATCGGCCTGAAGGGGATGAACGGAAGAGGGATTCAACCTTGGTAATTGACTTGGAGACGCCCGGCACCGTTGATTCTCGGATCATTCGCTCACTAAAGGGTAAGAAGGATATGGCGGACCTAATCAACCGTGATCCCAAGACTCTCTTCATGGACAAAGATGATGACTGAAACTGCTTTCAAATCCTGTCTCCAGATCCTGAATGGGGAACTATCGACAAGATCCGTTTTCAGCGGCAAGGTGGCAGGGGAACAAAAGACAGACTTCACCCGCCTAGCCATCGGCTTGACGGCGGGCGCGGCGCTGAGTCGCGACATCATAGAGCATCACATCCGGCTGGCAGTAGAAAGTACCTTTCCGCAGTCGCAGATTATCGGGATGGCATTTTGTGGCGCGGGAATGGATGAGTTGGTGCTGGTGGTAATTGTTAGCATGAGTGCCGGCCCATTATGATTGATCATTGCGCGGCAAGTCCTTCAGGACACCGATGCCCGCGCCAGGGTATCCTATCCGGTAAGGACACGGGCATGATCATTTTCTTCGACACCGAGACCACCGGCAAATTGGACTTCCGAGCGCCCGCCGAAGCGCCACAACAACCGGACCTAGTTCAGTTGGCTGCCTGCCTAATGGATGATGAGGCAGAGCGAGTCTTTGGCCAAATCAATTTCATCATCCTTCCCAACGGGTTCACCATCCCTTCGGAGGTTGCCGCCATCCACGGCATCAGCCAAGAGATTGCCTTAGAAGTAGGGCAACCGCGCCGAACCGCATTGAGCGCCTTCAACCACATGTGCCGATGCGCCAAGGACCTAGTTGCCTACAACGTGGACTTCGATTATGCCGTTATGCTCACAGCCTACCATCGTGAGGGCGTCCGCCATCGCATGGACTCTCTCACCCGTCTTTGCGCCATGCGCCGCGCCACGCCCATCGTGAAGCTGCCCAAACCCAAAGGCTGGCGACCTAGGCCGGGCGATGAATATAAATGGCCCACACTTACGGAAGCCCACTCCCACTTTTTTGGCCATGGTTTCGACGGCGCGCACAACGCGATGAACGATGTCACCGCCCTCGTGGCCGTTTGGCGCCAAATTCGGCAGGCCGAATCCCTCTAAAACGCCCTAGGAATCCCCACAGAGCCAAGCCAGGCAGCGCCCGCGCCCGCCCGTCCAAGGGTTCGGATGCCCGGCTGGCCGAAGGGCTGCAATGGGCTAGAATGGCCAAATAATGAACAAGCCCACCTTTATCCATATAAGTTATTGATTCTAAAGGGAAAATAAATAGTGAAATATAGTAGACTTTCACCCTGCGCCATTCGACAATAGGAGGTATGAAGACCTTCAAAGAAGTGAAAGCAGAAACCAAGGCCGTTGGAATGTCCGTTCGCAAGACTCCTGATGGAGAGTTCCGGGTGAACTTTCCGAACGGCGCGGAATCCACCGCCTACTACACCGCCGATGCGCAAGACGCCATCAACACCGCCCGCGCCATGAAGGGCGTGACGGTGTTCGATATGCGGGTGGAAATTTTCGACGGCAAGGAACTGGATGCCTGTGAGGCTTTCGCCGATGCCCACCCCAACGGCCACGTTGTCGATTCGAGGGATGACCAGTACATTTACGTTCACGCCAACCAGCCCATCTCTCTCGCTCAAGCCCAACGGTGGATTGCCCTTTATCAGCGGGCCATCGAGTTCATGGCCCTAGTCGAGAGCATCTTCAGCCGGTAAAGGAACGTCATGGAAAACCAAACTCACACCCCAGAACAAGACAACGTCATCCGCAAGATTCAGAAGCTGCTTGCCCTCGGGCAATCTCCCAATGAGGCAGAAGCGGCCCTGGCCATGGCGCGGGCGCAAGAACTTCTGGCCAAACACAATCTGGAATTTGCCGTGGTAACGGCAACAGCAGTGGCGGGCGGTACGGTAGCGCCGGCAGAAGAGAAGCGAGAAAAGGCGAAGGTCAGCCGGTCAGCCCAGTATCGGTGGCAACGGGACATGTGGGCTGCGATTGCTGAAGCTAACTTCTGCTGGCACTGGATCACGGATGTGTTCGAGGGCAAGCGTGGCGTTGGGCGCATGAGCAAGGTCCCGGTAAAGCGCCATATGATCCTGGGAAGGGAATCGAACGTCATTGCCGTCCGGTTGATGGGCGAATACCTGGAGGATACCATGGAGCGCCTGCTGCCCTTTCCGAACAGCGAACGGATGAGCAGGGCCGCCAATTCCTGGAAGTCCGGGTGTGCGGAACGTCTAGTGGAACGGATTCAGCTTCAGGCAGAGCAGAGAAAGGCCGATTCTGATGCTTGCAAGCCCACGGGCGCAACTACCGCCCTAGTGCTGAGGGATGTCTATACCAGCGAGTACCAGGCCAACTATGACGCCTGCTATGGCGCTGGGCACTATGCTCAACGGATGCTGGCGGACGCGGAATGGGAAGCGGAGCGAGAGGAAAGGGAAGCCCAGGCCGTCCTAGACCGTGAGAAGGCGGAAAGGGAATGGCTGGAATACCTCCAGGCAGAAACGCCCGCCCAAAAGAAGACCCGTGAGACCAAGGAAGCCAAGGAGCGCCGGGCAAATGAGAACCGGCAGGCGCGACAGTACTGGACCTGGGACAACGAGCGCCGGAAGGAAGCGGGCCGGATAGATTACTCAGCCTATCGGTCAGGCCGGCAAGTGGCTGAGACCATCAACCTCGGTGCTCAGGTGAAGGAAGGCAATCGCAAGGATCGGAGTCTAAGCTAATGCCACTGATTTGCTATGAACCCAAGGACTTCTCAGCCGACAAATTGGCGTTGATTGCCCGCGCCAATCTCATCATCCAGGAGTACAACGCGCAAGGTTTCAACCTTACGCTGCGCCAGTTGTACTACCAGTTTGTGGCCCGCGACCTTCTGCCGGCCGCATGGGCAGATCGGGCCGGCATTTTGAACCGGCCCGAATCCTACGGCAAGCTGGGTGATCTAATCTCGGATGCCCGGATGGCCGGGCTTGTGGATTGGTACGCCATCGTTGATCGCAGCCGGGCCAGCTACGCCAATCGGCATTGGGATAGGCCCTCTAAGGTCATCGAAGCGGCGCTGGCCACGTACGCAACGGATAAATGGGCGCTGCAGCCCCATTACGTTGAGGTGTGGGTGGAGAAAGAGGCGTTGGAGGATGTCCTAGGCCGGGCCTGCGGGCCGCTGGATGTTAGGTACTTCGCCTGTAAAGGATACACCAGCCAGAGCGCCATGTGGGAAGCCTCTCAACGCCTAGTCCAAAAGATGGACGAAGGCAAGACGGTCCACATCATCCACCTAGGTGACCACGATCCTTCGGGCATCGACATGTCGCGCGACATCTTTGCCCGTCTCAGTACCTTCACCTACAGCCGGGTCCACGTTCAACGGATAGCCTTGAACATGGCCCAGGTGGAACGCTACGGCCCACCACCCAACCCGGCCAAGACCACTGACAGCCGGTTCGCCGATTACCAGGCGAAGTATGGTGATGAAAGCTGGGAACTAGACGCCCTGGAACCCTCGGTGCTTGTGGACCTTATTACACGGGCCATCCTCCAATTCCGCGATGAAGCCCTATGGCAGGAAGCTACTGCCAAGGAAGAGAAGGGCCGCAGCACCATCCAGTACATTCTCCAGTACTTCCCTGATGTGGTGGCCTTCCTAAGAGAGCGCCGCCAGCGGGATGATTCCCGCGTCATCTGTTCAGGATGCGGCGCAACGGAGAACAACCCGCGTTGCCTGTGTGACGTGGGCGGGCGCGGCATAGCCTTGGAAGGTGCGAAATGACCAAAGACAAAGTGGAAGTGGGCGGGCGCTATATCGCCAAGGTAAGCGGACGCCTGGTGGTGGTAAAGATCCTAGGGGAAAGGTCCTTGACCCGAGGATGGACGGCGCTCAATTGCGCTACGGGCCGGCATATATGTATTCGGAGCGCCCAACGGTTGCGCCGGGCTATATCGGAAGTGGATGAGCAGCGCTGGCTTCGAGCAGGTCTTTAGTAAATGGAACGGGCCGGGCGTCCGCCAACGCCCGGCCCACCGCGCGGGAGGTTCGCGCGGCCCCAGCTACCCAACACACCTAGTATAATAGAAGCGCATGGCAAAGGGAAGCGAGAAACGGCTGGTGTGGGACCCGCTTAGAAAAGAATTGAACATTCTTCGTTGGCACTACCAACGCCTAGAGGACAAACTCACCGTAGGGATACCGGATGTAAATATCCATGTGCCCGGTCAAGGCGACATATGGGTGGAGATGAAATACATCCAGCATGCTGCGCGGCAGCCCCAGGATGCGGTTGAGATTGGCCTGAGCAGGGAGCAGTACATCTGGATGATGGAAGGCCAGAAGGCCGGGCGTGTCTGTTACCTTCTTGCCCGGATCGGGATAACAGGTTGGTACTTGTGGGATGACGCGCTGGGATGGGTGTTGGCGAAGAAACCTGCGCCATGGCGGGCGCTCTCGCGCACTGCTGTGTGGCAAGCTACGCCTGCGGCTGTACTGGGATACTTAGCCTCACCGGGCAATCTTCCGCAATTGGGCAACCGTCCGGGTCAACGCAGATTCCTCTAGCCCGGCATTGAGCCAAACGTGCCGCGCAACTCTGTGGGTGGAAGGCCCGTTCAACCTCTGCCTTGGACATAGATTGAGGTTGGATGGATTTGATCTTGACCAAGGCATCCACGATAACGGACGGTATGGGGATGCCAACACGAGAGCAATTCTTGATTATGGATACTACTTCCAAGGTGATGAAATAGGCACTCAGCCATCGCTCGATGTGCAACCCCAGGCCCATAGTCAATTCTGCCTTATACAGCATAAACACCAGAGCAATGATCATGCACTTCTTGATACCGCCGCGCGTCCCTACTGAACTGTCCACCTTCTTCTGAAAAAAGGCAGCAGCAAGCCCTGTCGCGAAATCGGCTATGACAAAGCCGGTCAGCAAAAGAATAGCGTCAGGTATAGTCATCCACCACCCCAAGAGCGCCGTCAGCGTCCATTTCCCTGCATGTAGCAGGTAGGTCTTGAGAAGAGTTAGATCCATTTTGTTCATCTCCGCCAACATCTCCCGTATTGTACTATACTTACTAGGACGCCTAAAAGATGTCCGCCTTGGTCGCGTTTTTGGGCAAAGGAAGCGGCCAAGAGAACAAATTCAGTTGGTCGAAAGCCCAGAACGTAGTTGGGGCCAGGCCCTTACTCTTGCTGGTGAGATACTCCAAAGTCCAATTACATCCCCCATTAAACCATGGGATCAGGACCCGGTAATCAGCCTTGCTCCAGCTGTTTGGCGCCGTCATAGGGAACAGCATTGACTCGATTGACTTGGTGAGATTATGGTAGGTGGCACCCCATGATAATGCCTCCATCTTGATACGGTCCAACCCACTGCCAGCCTTGGTCTGATAAGCGGCGGGCCAATTGACGCGGGCGTTGATCCGCCCGCCCTGGGGCCAGGGCATGTCCAAACTAGAGTACATCTGCCCGCCGTTGACATCATCCGCAAATAGCAGTTCAAACTTCGCTCCGCTGTAGGTGGCTTTTACAAAAGCCATGATGGTATCTATATGCGCCTTCAGCCGGGCCGCCAGGAAGTCTGTATCAGTGGAATGGCTGGCGAAGTCCGCATCATCCTGAGTATTGAAGACATGGAGCGCCCGGCCTAGGGATGTTACGGCAGCAGCCTTGGTATCATCATCATAGTATCCCATGGACTTCCCACGGGCCGTAGGAATGCGGACGGCATCCGGCGCGGCAACGAACGCGCCGTTGCCCACGCTTCCTTCCAACTCGAATGTACTGCCAGTCCGGTTGGCCACCTTCCAAGTGCCGTTGGCTGCGAGGTTCCCTCTCACGCCCGCCACCAGGATGTACTCCCCATCCAGGAAGGTGTGACCCGGCGCGGTGACTACAATTGGCGCGGCATTGCTGACCCCAGTGATGGTATAGACCTTCTCAGGAAAGAACCACCACAGAAACTCTCCCAACTGAAGCCAAGGAGTAAGGCCGGCAGCATCCATCATGGTGGCAAGTTCCTTGAAGGCTTGCTTCTGATAATCCACAACATCGCTAGAGAAAGTACAATGCGTGGTCTTCAACTTTCGGACGGATAGCCCGCCCGTTGTATAGTCATCACTCCCAACGGACCCAAAAAGAGAGAAACTATCAGCATCAATTACCGTTATGAACCAATCTCCGTTGGCAGCGGTGTTTCCCTCCACGCCCGCGATAGTGATTGGATCACCACTCCTATAGCCATGACCTTCAGCAGTGATCACAATTGGACTGGCGTTGGTGGCATCCGTAATGGCTGCCTGAGCCTCTGTACCAAATCCGGTATCCGTCAGCACCCCAATGCCTGAATCGTACCGCGCAGCCCACACCTGACCGCCTGCTGGGTCATCTGGTGGGTTCAGCAGTTCCATCGAGACGGCTGTCACAACTTCACGGCCACGCGCCGCTACCTCAGCATAGAAGTTCGCATGCCATTCGCGGGCCGCTTTGTTGATTACCGGAGTTGCGCCCGCGTCAATCTCCCACACCCCCTCAGAGCCAGGATCAAGGTTGCCCGTTTCAGTAATGGTCCCGCTGGTGCTGCTCTTGGTGGCGCTGCTGGTGAAAAAGAAGATAGCTGTGCGAGGGTGAACCCGAAGGGTATCCAACCCGGCGCCAACCACCTCAGCCCATACGCCCGGAAATTGCCCGTTGATACGATCTGCCAATGAACGGGCCAGGACCTTACGCGCCACCGTGGCATCCGCCGCATCCACATCGAGCGCCCGGAGGGTCTTGGGAATGTTGATCCCAGAAACAGCAGCCGTTACGCTGTCACCAACTGCCCAAGTCCCGCCAAATTGAACGTCACACTGCCGGTTAGTCCCGCTGACTCGGTGCCTCTGATTCCACCAGAACACCGACAGATACTCATTCATCGGCCCTTTCAATCCCAACCTATCGAACATCCAAAGCAAACGGGCTGGTGGCAACGAGTATCCATGATTGGTACCATAGTCAATGGCTGCTGAAGCATCCGTGTATTCTTCCTCTGGGTCCTGAACGTCATCCTCCACGGCAGCCTCTAAGTAATCGAAATAGCAGATATAACCCGAGGATGCCGCAGCCTTCTCATGCTTCACTCTCAACTCAACCGTATGCCACCCGGCTGCAAAGGTATTGCTTGCGCCCGCCGTCAACCCCACCTGACGGCGCGACACAACAGCCGGTTCCGCAAACAGATAAGTGTCCAAGTCATCGTATGCCGTCTCATCCACGGTAACTGCCAGCACCCCACGGTCAGTATACAGCGCCGTGCCCAGGAACAACTTGTGCGTGTATTGGCTGTGGTATCGGACGGTTATGGTATCATTCAGGATGGATGATCCTTGCGCGAACCCTTTCAGGTAGAAACCAACCTCTTGCGTCCAACCAGTACCAGTGCGGACGGCCCGCGCATCCCGCGACCCAACGCGCACCGTCTTCTTGGGGTTGGCGATAGATAGCGCCCGATGACTGGATGGATCAGATACACTCCAGTTGGTACAATCCAGAACAAACTCTGTGTCGGCATAGGCTTCACTATTCGCCATCTTAGGCGCCAAGGTCAACCAGGCCTGCCGCAGTTGGTCTATCCCAAGATCAGTAAAGTCAATGGTGATACGCCATGTAACGTCTGAGGACCCGCCTGCTAGTTGCTTGTTCTCTTGGTAGTAAGCGCCGAAGGCAGTGGCACCTGAAGTGGTGAGGTTACTGTTCTTGGAACGTACCTGAACGTCAATCATGTTGCCGTCCATCCCACCGCGTTCCGCAAGGTATCGGACGGCGCTTTGCGTTCCGGCGCTGGCGGTAAGTACCAACTCAGTGGCACTGGTAACGCTGCTGATAGTGTATTGGACTCCGGCAATGAAGATGGGGGTGCCGGCTGCTATGGCCGTGAACTTCTGCCCGCTTACCCAACTGACCGCCGTGCCCGAGGTATCCACCGTACCATAGCGCCCGGCCCGGATGCGGATGTCAGTGCCCGAGGGATTGTCAGCGATAATTGCCATGGCCGGGCCTTCATAGGGCCAGTCATACTGATTGATCTGGTTGATGATGGTCTGAACGGAAGATCCTGCCCCAAGATTGAAGATATGAACTGTGGCATTGTAGTCAGTCACATCTTCAATTATGATCTCCGTCCCATCTGTGCCGCGCCCGGTAAAGAAGCAATTGTTACTTTTGTCCAGCGTACCGCCGCTGGTATAAGTGCCGTTGCCTGAACTACCATCCAAGCTGAAACGGTAGTCGTCAACCTTGGTGATGATCCATGCACCGTTGGCTGCTGTGTTACCGCCCACCGCTGAGATGGCAACGCTGTTCCCGGTAGCTAGGTAATGCGGGTTGGTCATCGTAATGACGATTGGCCCGGCATTGGACGCGCCCACAATCGGGTTCCCACGGGCTGCTGTACCTTGGGCCCAAGGATCGGCCGCAATCGACGCAGCCACGCCCGCCGCTACCTCTCGCCCACTCTCTCCACCGCCCTCGGTGTAGGTGTACTGCCGGCGCAATCCTACTTTACCACCGCTGGTGTAGGTCCCGTTGCCAGCACTGGAGGAAAGGGTGAAGTTGTAATCATCAATCCGAGTAATGAACCACGCGCCGTTGGCAGCCGTATTCCCCAGCACTCCATCCACCGTTACGATCTCATAGCTATTCAGCCCATGCGCTTCGGCGGTGGTAATCTGAATTGGCGTAGTATTAGTGGCAGCAGTGATGGTCCGGTTCAACCCAGTGACTCGAATGGTATGAGACCCGTTGTTGGAATAGTAAATGTATTGGGCAGTTGTAGTCCCCATCACCGAGTCAAATGGAATATCCAAATAATAGAAGGTCAACTGATCGTAAGGATTCAGCGCCGCGCCCGCCGTCACGGTCCAAGTAGCTGCAGCGGGCGCAAAGGACCCGGCCTGTAGCGCGGCATGGTCCAACAGCTTTACCGTACCGCTGGTACCATCCTTCTTGATGTAGCTGAGCGAGTCCCAGGCAATCCACGGGTTCTTGGGAGAGTCAATGGGCTGAAGCTGATCGTTGTAATCCAAATCGAAGGTCAGCACCATGTTAGTGAAATCAAAGTCCGGCAACCATTTCATGTTCAAATGGTTGAAGAAGTCATCCGCATCCCAAAGCACCATCACCGCGAAGTCCGCAAAATCACGGAACACGCCCGACACCTTCCACCCTGACGCGCCCGCGCTGTGGAAGGCTGCGGCCGCGCCGCGCCTATCGAACCCACGCAGGTACATTGTGCGATCTGGTTGCAGCTTGTATATGGTTTCCGTTGCCATGGCGTTAGTTGCTGTAGATGGATACGGCCAAATCTTCACCGGGCGTTGTTGTGCCAACAGCGGTAATGTCCACACGGACGTTATCACCAGCCAGAATAGAAGGCAAAGCGTTGATCTCTGCATCAGTAGCCTCTGCGAATGTCTCGCCTGCCAGAATCGTAAGGACCAGCCACAACGTGGTGTCCAAATAGATCCCAACCATAATGTCAGCCCCAACGGGCGCTTGCTTGACTTCGATGTGTACGGCAGTGGCTTTGAAATCTCCATTGGGCCGGGTGATAGGTCCTAGATCCGAACCAATAGCAAGAGCGCCGTTGATGGTAATATGAATTGCAGATAACCCTATTGCCCCCCCTGATTCATTCCCGAACATGTAGATCATACGCCAAGGACATACGGAACGAAAGGCTTCATTGCCACCGCCATCCTGGGTGAAGGATTGAACAAAAAGAATATGACCTAAATAGTTTGGCACATCCATGGTGAATGTGACTGGGGTAGTTTCTTCTGAGTTATTGATACTGTCAGATTTGACTTCAAACTCCCAGTTTGGCTTGTTGATCACAAACACTGATGACTCATCAGGGGTAACTTGCCATTCACCATCGATGTAAATTCTGTCATGGGTGTTATCCTTAATCTTGTACCACATGCCTGCGCCCGTTCCAAAAATGCAGTATAACTCATTCCCCTTTTCCTCATGTGGGTTCATTCCAGTATATTGACGCTGGACATTCCCGCCACCAGTATATGTTCCGTTCCCAGCAGTGGCAACTGTGAGTTCTGGGTCATCATACAACTCAAAAGTATTGGCGTCAATCTGATTCACATAATGAACTCCGTTGGCAGCAGTATTACCAACTACACCTTGAATGTAGACTTTATGCCGGTCAAGGAGTCCATGATTGTCGAGTGTATCAACTACGATAGGTGTGGCGTTGGTAGCTCCTGATATAAGATGGCCTTCACCCAATGACCCAAGAGCATTGTTCCAGTTGGAATCTTGAATATAATGTCCGGTGGCATCAGTTCCTATTGTTGGCCGCATTGTCACGACAACCACATCATACATCATTAATCCGGTGGTGCCATCACCTCGGTCAACCAATGTGGTATCACTTCCGGCAGCCAATGTGAATGTGTCGCCTGTATTACTTTCAATAGCCCACATGGCAACCGGCAAAGGTTGATATGACCCAAAAGTCTCAGTAAAGATTTCATAAAGCAGCCCAGTCTCAGTATCCTGATCAGTTGGACCAACAACAGTCATATGAGTTGAATCTGCTACCGCCAAGATGGAAGTATTCCAACCTACTATATTACCACCCTTAATGGCGGATATGTATATGTCCTTTCCAACCATGCCACTGTTCCAACTTGTCCCGGTGCCAACAATGTCACTTGACAATGGAATAGGTTCACTCGTACCATCCCAATTGTTAGTTGTAGCTACTGTACCGGCAGTAGTAACTACGGTGCGAATCAATTGACCGTTGGGAATTCCATTGCTCTTCAGGCCTAGCAACATGATGTAGTAAGGATGGCCATCAACAGGGGCAAATTGATTAGTGGTAAATTGATTATCAGAGTACACACCAACCTTAATGGTATCAGCAGTTGACTCGGCCACTGCTGTTCCAAAGATACCGGCATGATTACAACGTTTCCCACGAATTCCAGCAACATTGAACTCAACATCAGGGATGCCCCAGGATCGTTCATTGTAACTGGTCAAGGTGACACTAGCTGGATTTGTTGGTGGAGTAATTGATACTGAAGCCTGATATGTCATTCTGGTGCGCGATGTACCAGCAAATACATATCCCATGATGGCAGTCTTAGGCCAATTGATTATTGGAACAGTCATTGTGTTTGTATCGGTTCCAGCTGGAACGTCCACGACACAAGGTGCACTTGGGTCTGATGGGGCAGTGAATAAATCTTCTGCTGTTACAGCGCAAACCTGCATATAATAAGTCCGCCCACCCTTGATGGTTCCGCCCGTACTAGCTGTTGTTCCCTGAACGTTAATCATTGGTGGATAAATTCCAGATTTGGCAAGCACATTTATAGGCAATTTACCAGTTGCCTTGACTTGTGCAAGTGCTTGGTTACCAGCAGATTGATCATACTCTTGGGAAATACCAGCTTGCCAATCAGTCAGGTCCAACACAGCATGACCTGTAATAGGTTGAGTGTTGTAAGGCGCCCAGGGAAATGACGGGCGCGTGAGTGCATTACGATATTGCGGATTGGAACGTTGGAACCCATTCTGTTCGTATGAGTCAACATACCAATCATCAACATCATACTGAACGGTGATCTGAGCAGTCTGAAAGTTAGTGGTTGGCTTGATAGCTGTAACGCGGGCCAGGAAGCCAGTCAACGGGTTGGAGGCACCGTCCAACAGATCGGCATCAATTCCCAATTGGGTATAATCAAACAATACAATATGTCCGACACGCAAATGGGCACAGCGGAAAGAGGTGTTAAAAGTCAGACTATAGGTTCCGCCTGTATCGCCACGCTGGTTGCCTCGGAAGTTTTTGGCAATCCAAACAGAAGCAACCCGTTTAGCCTGATCGAAGTTAGGAATGCCAATGACTGGGATATTGCCATCTACAGATTGGTCTACCCGTACTATGTCAACTGAATCCACAAGACTGAGTGAGTCTGTTTGAAATTGGTTGTCCTCGTCATAGAACTGGAAAGCGATCTGGTTAGGAGAGTCCTTGATATCGAGTTGATCAATTGCCAATGAAGATTCCCCACCACTATTGCCTGGTAGGATGCTACTATAGTCAAACTTCCATGCTACATATCCATTGGCCACCGTCCCATTAGCCAATTTAGATTGGATTGCTACATTGTAGTTGGACCCAGGAACAACGGAAGGTTGTTGGCCGGCAAGAGTCTGGTCAGGGAACAGTTGAAGTAGTCCAGTGGCGCCGCTAGGAATCAAGGTTGACCGGCAGGCAGTTCGGATTTGCCGAATTAAGTCAGAGCCAGAAATCCGCTGGGACAATCCAAAGTTGACTTTGAATCTGGCATGTGTTTGGATTCCACTGGCAAGATAGGTAACATTTGAGAGCGCTCCAACAAAAGCCACAGTGATAGTAAGCTGATCGTAACTATCAACAGTATCCACTACCTTTTGAATGCCATTGATGTATATGGTATCACCCGGTTTAAGATCGCCAAAGTCATTGCCACTTGTATGGGTGACTGTCAACCCATCAACGGCGACATCTACAAACCCAGAAATGCCATTGTAAGTGATTGACTCATCATAGAACAAGGCAGCATTGGCAAAGGTCTGAATATCAAGATCCTCATACCGCCAACCTACCCACACAAGCGCATCCATCATCACCCAGGCTGGGTTGTTAGTGAATGCCTCATAATGAATATTGCCTCCAGTTCCCGTTCCATCCGCTACACCAGGACATGGAAATATGATTGTTCCAGGCGGTCCCCATCCCCATCCGGTGAGTGAAGTATAATTGCCATCAATTCCAGTGAGTGTATTACCAGTGATAGAGAATGGTAATGGATCATTACTGGCTATGTCAGTATTAGGCCCAATCAATGTAGCAGTAGCCACTTCACTGGCAACTGTAATGGAGGTGATGTATTGGTACTTGCGGATCTTTGGCCCATCTACCAGGACCCGCACCCGAGGCACATTTGAGGAAGTGGTAAGTTGTCGAGGCACATTGACATTTATCACCTTCAAACTACCATATGGATCACCGTGACTGTTTGGTATAGTGCCACGGTTACAAGCTCCAGTCCGGTCACCAGAACTCACCTCGGTCCAGAAAAGCTGAAGGGCAATCTGCTCATTCTGATCCGGCCCATAGGTTGAGAGCTTACTTACTTCAATATCATTTACAATGACCTTACGGACACTCTGTAAAGGTCCCATCCCCAACAGGACATCCATAGCCGTGTAGTTGGCATCTCCGCAAATGTTCAGAATGAGTGGATCAATCCAATATGTTCCCCAACCCATAGGAACATAGTCGTGATACTTCCCTTCATTTTGGGAGTTATACCCAGTCATCAACTCTTTCTGACCGTATCCCCTGGAACGGAACTGAGCAGGTGGGTCCCAAAGAATGCCACCAAAACGGGCCGTGCCACGCCCGGCTTGATCCTTCTCTATCGGACTGTAAGGGGCATACGGGTTGGCGATAGCCCGGTTACCCAACCTGTCAAGACATTCATCCAGAGTATAGTTGCAACTCTGGTAATGCCCACCACCCGGTTGCGCGTTTCCTCTTGCATTACCTCCACTAGCAAGATAGGAATAACCACAGTGCCAAGCTGGAGAGGAAGGGTCATCAGCGGCGGATTGCTGAGCTATAGTGGCATCATCCAGGATCATCCCACTGGTATCAGGAAAGATCCAAGGGCAACGTTTCTGGATTCGGACGGCGGGCAAATGCGACTGATTCATGTTCATCCGGCTTACAGCCTGAACCCGCAACGTTGTTTCTGTCAACTTGCCCGGCCCGCATGTGCCGACAAAAATGGTCTGATAGTCCGTGGAGAAATCATTCTGACCAACATCCCAAAAGAGATAGTACATCGACAACTTGGCACCTTTGAAACCTAGGGTCTTTTCATAAGCCCACATAGTCTTGTCAGCATCAGCTAACTCAAGTGTAACTGTTGGTGTTACATCAATGCCATTCTCAGAAAGTGCCTGGGTGGCGACAATCTCTTGATTCTTGATCCTTGCCTCAAACTCCGCGCCGTTATGTGGGAACCCGGTTATGCCTGATGGCACAAATCCGCCGTCAGCAGTCTTCAAGCCATGCGTGGACAGCAGCAGAACGGTTGGGTCATCCGCCGAATCACGGAAGGTAATGGCGGCCAGCAGCAATGGCTGGTAAGTATTCTGTTGATGCTTGGCTGCGAGAATTGATCCAACTGGCATTAGATATACTCCACAATCGGCAAGGTGACCGAATGTTCATTAGGCCCAATATGATTCACTGCAAAGTCATCCGTATCGAATCGGCACTTGGCGCGCAGGCCATCCATTCCGGGCGTCAGCAGGCGCGGACCCGGCCCTGGCGTGGGACTACACTGACCACTGAAAAGGTCTATCACCCGTCCGCTTCCCCATGTGGCAAACCCGCCAATCAGCACCCGGATGTAAGAACTAGTGGCAAGAGTCATTGAATGATGTATCCGAATCCATTGCCCTGCCGGCAAGTCCCACGTAGTACTGCCCAGAACGCTGAACCCGGAGTCAATAAACCCGATGGATAGCTGCTGCCCAAATGACGCGGCGCGTGCCCAGATCGAAGCGCAAATCACAAACCCAGAGGCACCGCCGTCCGGTATCACGGTTGCCACCAGCAGCCCGTTGCTGCCGGAAGATGTCATGCGCCGGGCCAACACGCCACCCTTGGGATCGGTTTGGGCGCTGCCAACGGTGATGTCAGTCTTGGTCCAGGCAGCATTGCCGTAGTCATCCGAGTAGAGGATGAGGTTGCCGCCAGGGTCCATAAACTTGAACTCACCCTTCCTACCTTCCATGCTGTAGAAAAAGTCCTGAGCCACTACTAACTCAGCATCCGTAAGCGCCGGAAGATTCACAGCCCATTTCCCGAGCGGTACGGCCTGCCATTGGTATGTGTACCGCTTCCCACTCTCCATATCCACCAGGGTGGTACGGTAGTTGAGAGAGGATGTGTATGGAAGAGCAGTCATCACGCCCGTGGCGTTGATCTGGGGGAAATAGACCGTTGCTGCCGGGATGGTGGGAACATCGGACTTGACCTGGATGACGTCAAAGGACATGCTGAACTGATTGCGTTTGTTCTCAGTTACCTGGAATGCGTCTGTGTCAAATGCCATATTGGCATAGGTCACTCCAGCTATTGGCAGGGACCATGTGCAATCGTAGCGTCCGAATTGAGAGCGAAAGAACTGGAGCACGAGCGCCGCATCATAGGCATTGATGTTTGTGAAGGCAAGTTTGAACCTTCGCAGCATCAATCGGGCACGCCATCGTTGCTCCGAGTTATCCATAAAACGAAGCACGCCCGTCCCAAAGGATTGGGTATCCTGTAGCGGATTGAAGACTGTGTTGCCGGACTTCAAAGTTGGGAACGTACCAGCCATTATGACACCCCCACAGCATCTTTGATGGTACTCTGGAGTGGATGCCCGAGTTGGAATTGCGCCCGCGTTGCCTCAGCAATCATCGGGCCATTATCCATAAAGGACTTGGCATCCATCGTTGACACCCGAACGTTGATGGTGGTGGAAGGTTGACCCTGATAGGTCCGCAGCTTACCACGATAGTCAAAGTCAGCACTGTTGCCGGCCAAGTCTTCTGTCAGGTTGATGGCTTCAGGCATTTGAAATTTTACTGATAGCCGGTCACTCATTCTCTTTTCCCATTCCTTATATGGATTCTTGAATCCAGCAATCATACTGATCAAACCAGCAAGTGCAGAGGCTGCTGCGATAAAGGGCTGTTGTGGCCCAGGGATTGTAGCTGCAACACCCAGCCCGGCTGAAACGGCCTGACTACCACCCGCTACTCCACCCCGTTGGATACCGCTTATAATAGCAGGCACAGCAGCAGCAGCAGCCAGGGCCGTGTACCCTGGGCTGAATTTACCCTTTCCTGTGTCTGGGTCAATCTTAGGGGAGAAGAAACCTTGAAGGCCGGTCATGAACCCGCCAAAGCCTACATCCGGGCGCATATCAATCCCACCCGCTGCAGTGGTGGTACTATTGGCCAAGAAACCATTTCCGCCCAGGATATTCTTTATGACCATACCGCCATAATTGCCATTCCCGCCAAAGATCCCACCCAGGATACCACCCAAGCCACCTGCCCCACCTAACCCTCCAGGATATCCAGCTGCTCCAGCAGTGGCACTCGGTGCACCAGTCAACACCCCACTCAATCGGTCCAATGCCTTGGTATTCCGATCTTGGGCATTGATCTGCCGATCTTGCGCCAACTTTACCGGGTCCAAACCAAAAGGAGTCCCACGCAGGATTCTGCCAAGAGGAGAAAGTTCACCCGTACCCTTGCCAGTGACAGGATCAATTTTTTCCTGCCCAGGAATCAAACCTCCAAGACGTTGCATTTGCCCGCGCAACAACTCTTCTCCGAGATTGACAAACAACGTCTTTTTGATTTTCTCCAAATAGTTTTGAAAGAATTCACCAAATCCACCACCACTCTTCAATGAATCATACAAATCACCTAAGGTGGCCCGCAATTCTTCACTTTGCTGTTTGCGTATATTGGCAATTTCAATTTCCGTTGCCATGCGGGCATCCGCCAAATCCTTCTCCAACTTATAGGCATTCTTAAGCTCTTCCACACGAAGTTCAGTGGCAGTACGTTCTAATTCCTTACTGTCCTTAGTGCGAATGTACTCTTCAATTGAAGCTTTGCGGCGCTCTTCAATAGATTGTTGAGTGATCTGGTAATCTTCTTTAGCAGATTGAACACGGGTCTGATATTGAAGCCGAATAATATAACCTTCATTACCAGGAAGTGCTTGTGCAGAAGCCAACTGAACAGCCCGATCACGCTCATCCTTGACGCGGGCGTTGATAACATCCCTCTCGGTGGTGGCAATCTTGAAAGCATTTTCATATGCTTCCCTTATGATGACATTTTGCTTCCGGCGCAATTCCAGAATCTGAACTTGCCGGTCAACTTCAGCGTCAGATTTTTCTTTGGTAAGTTGCGCCTCAGCCTTGACAGTAGCTATTTGATGAGTGCTTTCAGCATCTCGCAATGCTCCATCGTTCCGATTCAAAGCAAAAATGTTTCGGGCCGTTGCAAGGTCTGTATCTGCGCGCCGTAATGTGATTTCATATTCACGTTGTGCAATGGTAAGACGATCATCACGCAAAGAGTTGATCAGTTTCTCTTCTTGTGCTGGATCAAGTTGACCTTGTGCCCGAGCTACTTGTTGAGCTTGCTGACCACGTTGACGAAGTTGTTGAACTTCAATGTCAGCTTTGGTATCTGATAATTTCTGGTCACGTTTGATTTGATCGGCACTGGCATTGCGCCGTACCTTCTCCAGTTCCATGTTGTACTGCTCATTGATCTTGGATACAATGGCGCCATACTTTCCTTGAGCAGTTCGGATGGACTCTTCCAAGGCAGCCCGTTCCTTGGGATCGGATACTTGACCGGACTTACGGGCTGTCTCAGCAAATACAGTAGTGAATTGCCGGAACTCTTCCGCCACTTTAGATAGGGCTGCTGTCCGGGCTGCCTCCACTGCTGCCTCTCCAGATAATAGACCTTCTCCGGCACGCGCCGTTCCAGCTTGTGCTGCTTTCAAAGCTTCCTTAGCACGGCTGGTAAATGCCCCTAACAAGGAATCCATTTGACTGGCAAGGTCAGGAGTGATAGTAAGATTGCCACCTGGTGCTATTGGCTTGCCAACCTGTGCCATGGCAGCTTCGATTTGGGCACGAGTGATTTTGCGCCCGCCACCAAGATCCATGTCACCACTAAGCTGATCTGCATTGCCTCGGAACAAACCACGATTTCGGTCACCTCTGGCAATGGCAAATGGAAAACCTGTATCTCTAAATTGAAACTCCCAACCACCTTGTCCTGCATCTTCCCGACGTTTCTTATATATCTTGGCAAGTTCAATTGTCAGATTTTGTTCAATGGTAAGTTGTAATTGCTGAAGTCTTTGATCTTCTTTTAGATACTCTTCACGGTCAGCAATCATTCCCATCTGGAAACGTTGCTGCACTTCTTGCCGATTCTCTTGAACCTTAGCAAGCGCCTCAGCAGCAAATTTCTGATGCTGTTCAACTACATCCACATTGCCAAGCACTTCGGCACCAATTCCAACACCAATGCCTACTATAGTTTTTGGAATCGGCCCGCCAGGAGTAAGACGAGCAGCTATAAGTGCCAAACTAACAGCAGTAATATGTTTTGCCAGATTTTGATATGCCTCTGCATTCTCCTGAATGTCCTTAGTGGCTCCAGTTAGAAACTGAACAACTCGTTGAAGGACAGGAATGAAACCTTCTCCCAAAGCATTCCGAGCTTCATCCACATAACGTTTCATTGACTGCATCTGGCCAGCAGCCGTAGTTAAGGACACCTCATAAGTGCCCATGATACGTGGACCTTTAGCCAAAACTTCATTCAGTGCAATGTTGGCACGTTCATAGTCAGTAAGTGTCTCACGTGTCTTCCCAATTGCAGCCGCGCCACGGATGAAAGCCTGCTCGAAACTGACTTGAATACCATAAGTGCGCAGCATTTGAATACGCTGCTCAACAATACCAGCTATGATGCCATTCAATGCTTCAGATGAACTAATGCCAGCAATCTTGGCAGCGTTCTGTGACAACCGGGCTAAGTCAGTGGCTTTGTTCAAATCTAATTGAGCAAAGATCATCCTGTTGATGGTCTCACGGGATTCCTGAGTGGTAATACCCAAAGCCTTGACGGCATCCGCTTGTGCCCTGACGGCGGACACACTTAACCCGTTGGTCCTGGCCAACTGATCCATCACTGTATTTAGTTGCTGAGTGCGGGCTGCATACAAGGCCGATTCCACTGTAACTTCTTTCAAAGCCCTAGCAGCCCCCATGATGGCTTCACTGTAAAGAATACCTTTGACAACAGCAGCCCCCATGGTTTCAGTATTTCGACTGCGGGCACCAGCAGATTCAGACTCGGCAGCTGAGACGGACTTCAAGGACACCACCAGTTCACCGTTGCTCTTGGTTAGAGAGGCAGTGACCTTTGCGCCCTTTTCCAACTCGGTGTTAACGCCAGAAACACCTTGGCGGAGAGCAGCTAGGACTGCCTGGTTGTCCGCTTTGATCTGGAATATAAGTTGTACCGTCTCAGTTGCCATTGTAAGTTACCTCGCCAATTGAATCATTGCCTGATCCACTTCCATCTTGGCGTTTTCTATACGGTTGTCTTCATACAGAAAAATGGAGAATGCATCAAACACATCTGCCGGCCAACACGATAGGTCAGGCCCATACATAGCACATCCCTCGAATCGGCGTGACTCGGCAAAGTCCAACAGCATTTGCATGATCCATCCGGTAGTAAGAGACACCGGACACTCGTTGCTGCTGATGTCGTTTACCTGGACCAAGTGCCCGCGCCCGGATGTGTATGATGGTACCCACCATTGTTCCCTTTCCGGCGCTACTTGGTCAGGGAAGTATCGGGTGCAGTTTCGAGTGGCATGCCAGCGATGGCGTTGGCATCGGGCGCAATTGTATCGCTCGTTTGCCCATCCACCACTGCGCCAGAAGTGGTAGGCAACCCTAAATTTGATTTCAGGGCAGAAGGTAGCCCGGCCTGTTCCTTGATGGCGGCAATGATCTCTTGGCAAAGGTCTTCCGGCCCGCGTTCATACAACAATTTAGCGCCGGGCGTCTTGCCCTCAATCTCGATGCCTGTAATGCTGACCAAGCCCTCCTGTAGATAGACAAGGTCAACCTCGGCAGCCGTGATGATAGAGATTTCATTGTTGATGTCGCTGATGCGCTCGATGACGGCCAGCTGGCTGGCGGTGAAACGCTGCGGAGTGGGTTGCTGGTCTGGTTGTCCAGCATCATCCAAAGGTATCACCAATTGGATGCCCACCGGCGCAGCGGGTTGATCCAATGAGGATTCCTCGATGAGCTCATTGATCCGTTCTGTCTTCTCTCGGATCTTGGAAAGAGCAGGCGCAAGCTGTTGACGGACCCGTGAACGAAGGCCGTGGCTGAACTTGCGAATGATGAAACTGACTTCCTCAAAACCCTCTGTCTGAGAGTTGAGGGTGACTTGCGGTTCGTATTTGGTCATTGGCGTGTCTCCAGGGCTAACTATGGTTGGTCAGCCGCTCAAACAAGTATACTACTCGGGCAGCCCGCCAGGAGAAGGTCAAACGGGCTGCCCGTCCTTACACCGAGCGCACGCCAAACGCCCAGTGCGAGGGAGTTGCTAGATGGCCCACAGCTTCAGTTCATTGAAGCTAGTGATGCCGGACCCGTAAGCCCGGCTGTCACCGTAAGCCATCGTGAATGCGCGTTGCCCGTCATCCCGATCCGGGCTTACCAGTTGAACGCCACGCAGCACCAGGAAGTAGATGCTGCCCGCCGTCAGGCCAACCTGGAACAACATATCCAAGCCAGTCTTGGAAATGGCAGCATTCTCCAAGGCCAATTGTGCGGCACTGTCATCCTCGTACATATTGAAGTTGAGGAAGACCTGCCGCTCATCAGCCTCAGGTGAGTCTACATACTCGCTGCCGAAAAGGTCACGTGGAAGTTCCAACCCGCTTCCATACTTGATTTGGGCCGTCCGAATCCGGGTGATCAGACCGCCATTCAGGAAGGCCATGCCCTTGAATCCGGCAATCCCAGCGCCCGCCGTTACGGGTGTGGATGGTTCTGTGGGGAAAGCGGACAGCCCGGCCTTCTCTGTCAGCGTGGCAGTAGAGAACCCATTACTGTCCAGGACCCACTTGCCCAGCCCAGTAGCCTGCCAGGTGGCGATGTCTTCGCCCAGATTGAAAGTACCTTGCTGTGCTACCGCGCCCATGATGGCACGCTGCTGAGCGCCGGCAGGAGTGCGGAAGGACCAACCCGTGAAGGACAACTCCGTGTCCGTGGGGGTGTAGCAAAGAGCCACCTTGGAAACGGACCCGCCGCTAATCCAGGCCGCATTGCCGGCGCTGCCGAGCAAAGTGAAGTTGGTGGTATCAACAACATGGACCAACCAGATTCCGTTGGCTGCCGTATTGCCAGTTACTCCAGTAACGGTCACGGCATCATATTCGGAAAGGCCGTGCGTCCCGGTGGTAAGCTGAATTGGTGAAGCGTTGGTGGCTGCTGACACCGTGAGGGTGCCCGTCTTGGAGGCTGCTGCGGCGCCAAACAGAGACTTCAAAATGGGGTCGCAGTCCGGTATCGTCCCTGCCACACCGCTGGTGACCAGCGACATGTTGGAACTCCAGTTGGCTATCTTCCGGCCCGCAATGCCTGCTGTCGCGGTACGGCTGCCAGTTTTGTCTTTCCTGAAGATTGAGTCGGTGGTCCGGTTCATCTTGAACTGGATCATGGCGCAGGCATCGGCAGCCGCAACGGTGGCAGTGCCACCCGAGTTAGGAATGGTGCCGAAGGCAGACTCATCCTGCAGGTAGAATCGCTCTTGTCGTGAAAATACTTTCGCCATTGCTGGTTACTCCTCATCCTCGGGTTGCGAGGTTCCCGGCAGCACGTCAATGTCACCGGGCATGACCGTTACTCTGGGCTGGTCCAGCAATCCCTGCCGGATGTCGCGATATGCCTGCTGCGCAGCTTCCCGCTTGCGCATGAAGTCTTCCTTGTCCTGCGCCTCATTCGGGTCAGTGGGTATCTCGAACAAGGGCATGAAAGGATCGGCCCAAATCCTCAGTTGCTGATCGGTGAAGCCGATCTTTCTGAACTCTTCTTCGGAAATGAGCACCGCGCCGCCACGCTGTGCGATTGTCGCCAAGTCTGAGTCAATGCTGTACCGTTTTCCGAAACGGTCTAGCTTGAGCGTCCCGATGTGCGCTTCAGTTCCGACAAATCGAAATGTTTGCATCATAACTGTCCACCTCAAACGTCAATTTGGAAACTCAACCGGAAAGCCACCAACTGCCGGAAACTACCTTGACCCTTCTCTGGCACGGCAATCGCACCACGCGTGCAACTGAATGCGCCGTTGTAAACTACACCCACACCCCAGTTCTGGATGGTGGCAATCTGAACTGTCTCTGCAAAGGCATCTTCAACTGCCAGACTTACTGCCTCCAGGTTCTGCTTCATGTCCGAGGATAACCATTCCAGGTGGAAGTCCAACCCAACCGTGACCAGCCCTGAAAAGTCCCGTGGCTTCTCAAAATTCTGATTGGCTGCTTGTGGAATGAACATCGTCACCTTATTGGCATTGGTGGCGCCGAAGTCCGTTATGTCTTCGGGCGGTATCTGCCCGAAAATGAAGGATGGCGTGCTTGGTGAATACAGCGTAACTGGAAAGTCAATACGGAAAGGTTTCACGCCATACTCAGAAGTAGCCACAGCCTCCAAATTGACGTTGAACCCGGCCCGCAACTTCGCCAGCAAGGCTTCCAAGGGTAATGCTGAAATCTTCATCGGCTGCCTCCCAATGCGCCCCTGACGCGCGCAACTATCCGGGTCAGAATATCATTCAGCACCGCCACCTTGTCGGATTCACTCGCACCCAGGAAGTGTCGGCGTGGAAGGCGCTTGTAACCTTCATTGTGTCCGCTTGCGCGGGCCGCTTCCTCTCCATAGATGCCCAGGACAATCTCATTGGCCGGTTCCAACTTACCACTTTCTATTGGCATGAAACCACCTGCCGCAGCATCCGTGCCCGGAAGGATGAAGTCTTTGACCCGGACGATGAGCGCCTGAAGCATGTGCGGCGCGGACGGCCCGCGCAGGTCCACGGCAATCCGGCCTAGGGAAGCCTTGAAGGCTGCGTAGCTGGAGAACTTGACGCCTAGCTTGGTACGCTGGGCGCTGCTGCTAGAGCGCCGGGCTGTGGTACCGCCCAAAGAGTGGGTCACTACTTCAGCCCCAACCTTTCGGCCCTTGAGCCCGATCTTGTTGGCAAAGTTCCGGGCCGCACCTTTCCGGTTCTTGGCATTCTTCCCTGGGTAATAGTAGTATGGCCCGCTGGTGGAGTAAGGCTTGAAGGATACTTCATTCACATCCACACCACGCGCCGTCCGTTGCAATATCCGGGTCCGTTGCCGTTGGCCGGCATACAGAAGGTCACCAACCGTTGGCACAGCATTCTTCTCAATGGCATCTACAAACCCGATCAGGTTTGCATCACCACGGCTGGTCTTTATCGAAGTTCCAACACTAAGCATTGGCCCTCCGAATCTCAGCAATGCGCTGTTCCACGGCCTGCCTTACTGCGGCAAACTGAGTGGATGGAATGGTAGCGGTAATCTGCTGGACCCGTTGCGAGTTCAGAACATTGCGCGCCGCTATCTCTCGCTGAACTGATTCCCGCGTCACGCTGCGAGGGTTAGTGGGCAGGCCGGGCGTTCCTTTTCGGACCTGCTGCGCGTTGAGATCATCCAGCGCAATCATCCACTGATGCCGGCAACGGTAACCTCCAGCCGTAGTGAATACGTTTGGAATTTGCCCGTTGTTCATACGGTCTATCTGTGCCCGTGTCCAGGTTCGCCCACTGCGGGATAACCTTTCCAGCTTGATACAGAATGGCCGGGTCAGCTTGTCTAATGGGCCATCATAACCATACCGGATCTTGAATCCTGGCAGATCTTCCTCGATCATCTGGAAACCATTATCAGTAATAGTGCGGTAAAAAGTGCTGATGGAAGTTTCTGCCAAATTCTGTGACTCTCCCATTGTGGTGCCCAGAACTTCATTCAAGTGCTGAGTAAGTTGTTTCACATCCATCGCTCCTGCACTCAACACTGCCTGCTGTTTAGTACGCTGTGCTACCTTGGTCGCCACCCCTTCCAATAGATCACGTGATCCTGCTTGATAAGCACTGAACACAGTCATTTGTCCTGGTGAAAAATTGACTGGCGGTAATGGGAATGTTAATTCAGAATTGATTGTATTCAGGACTTGTGTGAACCAGTCAAATTGCCCATTAAAACTGCTAGTGTATCGGTCCAACAAGCCCTGATATCCCTCAGCATCAAGCGCCTGAAGGAAACGAGCATCCATACTGGCAAGTATCTTTTGATTCTTGGCAGTAATTTCGAGTGTTCCGCCACTGATATCAAGCTGGGATCGTAGTTCAGTGATGAGTGCCCGGCTGGCCCGGTCAATCATCCCTTGCAAAGGTGTGATGAACTCATCGACAATGGCATCAATTGCATCGGCGTGTTCTTGCAAGATGTCGTCAATAGGATTCATGTTACCTCAGCACACACTTCCCACTTTGGGAATTGGTAAAGTTGATTACCACATCAAATGTTGTGGCGTTAACAGTCCAACCATCTCCTTCAACCACATGAGGTGGATCAGCCGTATCATAACAAGTTACTGCCAAATCTGCGGTTCCTAAACCATGTGTTGCTCCAGTGACAGTTACTGTAGTTTGAGAAGAAAATGATGCCGTGTAACGTATTGCTCGGGATACAAACTGTGTCCCATCCCAAGTTACCACTTGACCTGACAATGCTCCAGTTTGTGCCAATTGAGTCAATAGGACCATTTGACTAAGACTTGGAACAGAAGAAACCACCACTGAAGAAACTGTTACTGGGGTAACGGAAACTGGAACCAACCAAATGGAATTTTCAGATCCGCCACCTTCCACAACAGTGGTTATCTGATAAAATGACTCGGGCGTGGAACCTGAATTAGGTTCCAATGAAACACTCAATTGGCCCTTGAAAGAAATAATCCTCCGCTGGACAGGGACTCTTTTGCCATCCACTGCAGTGAATGCCCTAGTCACCTCAATTGTAATAGTGCCATTTGCTGATTTGCCATCTGCAGTCACATAGGTCTGCCTAACCGTAGTTAAGGCAGCGTCAAGATGCAATGGCAGTATGCAAAACAAAAATACAAGGCACTTAAGACCGTTGTAGTTCACAGTTGACCTCCAATATGATATCCTCAAACTGACCCATATCCAACTGCTCTCCCGACAGCACCGGGTCATCCGGCAAATCGAAGTCCGTGGTGGCAATTGGAATCACTGTGGCATTCTGCCGGTACAACGGCCCATCCACCTCACCCGCCCATACGTTCCAACCTACCGTTACGGCGGGCGTATAACGGCAAGAAGACCGCGTGAACTCCGGTTGTACGCCATCCGGCGCGGTCAAGCCTAGGATGCTGACATTGGCGACCTTCGCTGCCTCCATGGTGGCCTTGACGCGGGCGCTGCGATAGCTCTCGCTGTTCCGCTTGTCGGCAGGCGACACATACCGGCTGCCAACCCAGGTAATGGCGAACTCAAACTCATCCGTGCTCGCTCCGCCACCCGACACCAGAGTAACATTGGCAGCAGCAAAGGTTCCGGCCCGTTCCATAATTGCGCCGGGCGCGGGCAACGGGTTGAACAGGATTGGAAGACCGCGCCGTTTCAGGCTAGGCCAGTAATCCTCTCGAATGGCATCCTGCAATGCCTCAAATCGGTCAGAATAGCGGTCAGCATTCTTATTGGTGGCAGCGCGATAGAATCGCAGCAGCGTCCGCGCCACCACCCACCGCTTCAACGTGCTCCAGTTGTCTTCTGCCTCTCCCGATACAACCAACTGGGCAAACCCGGCATAGTTATACTTCAATTCAGATATGCCGGTTGGGATATTGACATCCCGAACAGTCAGGTCAGAGGCAGACAAACCGCCAAATGACATGAAACGGGAAAGGGTTGCCTGTGCGTCTTCTTTGGCCCGTCGAATGACACCGGCGCTGCCCTCTAATACGATGCCCTCGGTTTGGGCAACGTCAGGCACTTCCGGGTCCATTGACTGAAGGTCAGCGATGGTCACGAAGTCATCATCAACCCAGAGCATGGCAACCCTCCGTTCTTACTTCGGCAGTTTCGGCATCTTGCCGGGTTTGCGGCCCTTGCCGGTGTCCACGAGGGCCGCGCCCGCCGCATCCACCGGGTCAACGGCATCAGCCACATGGTCAAGGTCCGGCACCAACTCGGGTGCCGCTTCCACGTGCAGTAAAGGTTCCGGCGCGGGCGCTCCATCTTCTTGGGCTTTGGCGCCGTGATAGCGTACAAGGATGTTACGGGCAGCGGCAATCATGGCCGGGTCATTCGGAACCGGGCACACGCCATCCACGAAAGTGAATGCGCCACCGCCAAGGGTAACAGTCTTGCCTTTCTGATTCCCTGGTAATATGAAATCCATCTGGTTGTTCTCCTGTGAAAATGGCGACCACCGCGTTCACAAGGTCACACAGTGGCCGCCAAGCACAGACGTTGACCTAGTTGGTCACGCCCGTAAGCGCCGCCAGGCCCTTGAGTGAAAAGAGCGCCAGGCCGCAGTACCACTTCACGCGGATGATGTTCTCATCCTTGGTCTCGCTGATGCCAACGTCTTCCACGATGACACCCGCCGCATTGCTGGCAGTAAGGCCCGCGATGCCGTGTGTCCGGCTGCCGTCATCCAGCGTACCGGCCAGGACCGTGGTACAAGTGAAAACGGCGCTGCCCTGGGTCTGGTTAACGGGCATGTAGTCGTTGCGGAAGATGGGGATGCCGCGATAGGCCGGAACCTTGGTGCCGGAGGGAAGCTCAACGGTGTCGCCAATGGACGCGCCACCCAGCGCCCGCAGCAAAGCGTAGTAGCTGCGGAGGGTTCGGGCGTTCATGATCAGATAGTCAACGTTGCCGTCCTTGTCGGTGACCAAGTCAATCAGCTCATCCAACTTCGCAAAGGACAGCACACCGCCATTGGTAGTGACGCCTGTGGTATCCTGGATGATCGCCTGGCTGGCGTCCACTAGCCCGAGCAGGCCGGTGAACTGGTTGCTGATGCCACTGCCATTGAGCAGGTGATCCTGAAACTGCCGGCCAACGGACTTGGCCTTGCTGGCGACCTGGATGGCCTGTTGGTCATTGCCATCACCAGACCGCGTTGCCTGAATAAGACCATTGACTTCCGCATCACCGAGAATCGTGGTGAGTGAGGAAGTAACGGCAGTGAATGTCGCGGGCGCTTTCGCGGTAATGGTGTCACCCACACCCGCGTTCATCACGTCGCCCAACGCATTCTCACGGTTGTAAGCCAGAGCATTGCCGTCGATGCCATCAAAGGGCAGCGCCTGATAGAAATGGTTGACGGTGATCACGTTTTCAATGACGCCCGCAACCAAATCGTTCAGAGCAAGCTTGGCCGATTCCACGAGTGTTACTGAAGCCATATGCCTTTACCTCGTTCAGTTGAATTTGCGACACTTACTGATTGCTGGAGGCATGTGTCAATTGCCCCTTCTTCAACCCGGACGCAATCCGCTGCACCGGGCTGAGTTCGCTTGTGTCGCGTCCCGCGCCACTGCCAGACTTGCTGCTGCCGGCTGGCTTCCCGCCACCCGTGTTACCGGACGGTTCAAATGCCCGGCTGAAATCCGCCGATGACCGCATCTCAGTGATGAAATCTGCGATGGTCATGAAGCCACCCTTCCCATCCCCACGCGGGTCACCATCCGAATCGACCACCCGTACAACGTGCTCTCCCTTTTCCTCGAACACCCGGACGTTCTGCCTCACATGGGGCAGCAGGAGAGTAGCAGAACCCTTAGCCGTCAATATGGCCGTGGTTGCCGCACTGTCAATCAGATACTTCTCCAATGACGTCTGCATGCCCTTGAGCACTAGGTCCTTGGCCTGGAGCACCTTCTGGTGACCTGACTCCAGATCTGCCTTCAGTTTGTCCCAGACCTTCTGTCCCTCGGTGCCCTTGGTGGCTGCGGTGGTAAGTTCCTGCAACCGCTCCTGTACCGCTTCGGGCGTCTCACCCAGCGCCTTCCACCCAGCAAGCAACCCACCACTGGCCTTGTTGGCCTTGCGTTCCTTGTCCAATGCCGAAGTCAGCCCACTGACATCCAACCTCTTGGCCAGGTCCGCGTCAAGCGTGAACTTACCGTCATCGCCCTTGGAGTAGAGCGCCCGATAGTTCTGCGGAACTTCATCCAGAATCTCTAGCGTGTGTTGAAACTCGAACATGTCTTTTCACCATCCCGGTTCTAAGATTTGGGCATCTCGCCCATCACGATAGATCATACTCTGTTAGGCCAAAAAAGTAAACTGGTCACTCCGGCATTGTCCAAATCAGAGAGTAACCACAGTGAAGCTGGCCGGATAGGACACGTAACTGATGGTGATCTTCCACTGCCCAGCTGACAGCGCCGAAAGGTTAGCGCCAGTGGGAGTGAACGTTGCCAATGGAGTCACCGCCGTCTTGCCGGTGATCTTGTAGGCCGGTGTACCCATGGCCAGTGAAGTGTTGCTCACCGCCACGAACGTATCATAAGCTGCCGAATACGCCGTGGCAGCGGTTGAATCGCCAATGCTTACAGTGAGCGCCGAAAGGCTGGTGGCGGCGGGCTTGGTCATAACTTCGATCCGGCACCCGACAATCACCGCCCCTGCCGGAAGCGCCGGCAAGGATACTGCCGCCGTAGTAGTGGACCCGGCCAACGTGGCATTGTTATAGTTGATGGTGTACCCTACGGTGACCATGCCCATGGTGGACCCTACGGTGCCCATGTCAATCAACGTCCAAGTCCCGGTGGCCGCGCCCGCGCTGGAAGGCAGGCACATATAGATACCGCCCGGCGCATGGATAAAGCGAACCTGAGAATCCATACGGCAAGCGCCGCTGGGATTGACAGTCTGCTGTGCTGTGAGTGACGCGGGCATAAGCGCAACGAGCGCCGCCAGCGCGATAACCAAAACGAAGTTCTTCATCTGAGTAATGCTCCTTTGTCTGAATTGTTACTTCTGCTGCATCATGGGCGGTTTCTTTTCGCCCGGTTGCTGCTGTGGAGGCTGTTGCTGATCTCCCGATGGAGGCAGCGGCGGTTTCGGCAGGACTCCCTCCTGCTGAAGCTTGTTGGTGAAGGCCGCATCCACGATGTTGGCCTGCTTTTCAGCAGTCATCTGTTTCTGGTCTTCCTCCATATCAAAATCTTCCGAGAGTACACCACGGCGCTGTAACTCATGGATGAACGTCTCGTGGCTGATCTCCTTTGCCGTCCGGGCCGCTTGTAGCGTGGTAAGGTCCGTGGCATCATTCAGGCTCAACCCAAAGTCCGTGTTGATCTTGATGGACCCGCCCGCGTCCTTTCCCAAGGACAGCCACTCAGCGGCAATCTGAAAAGCCCTCTCCAGGGTATCGGCAAAGATAAGGATCATTGCCTGAAGCATGGAAAGATTCTCAGCCGTGTCAATGGACTTGGCCGTTGCGGTCATGTCGCCAGACTTGGTGAGTAATTCCACACCCAGCATTGCCATCTGGGCTTCCAAATCCTTCATGTCCAAGCGCCCGGACTCAATGGCGGCACCGCTGTGCTCAACGTAGTAGAACTTGCCATCTGCACTAATGGTAGTAAGCAGTTGGCGCGGGCCGATCTTGACAACAGACTCTTCTTCATTCAGACCGCTGCCTGCCAGCATCGGGAATCGGGCCACAGTAAGAACGTTGCGCTGATCGCTGCCGGACTGCCAATGGGAGATGTTCACATGAGCAAGGTCAGTTAGCGGCGGATGGGCCACCATGAAGTCTTCCCTATCGGCATAGAACGTCACCAGCGGGATATAGGAAAGGGTGGTGACACCCTCATCCTCTTTTTCCCACTTGTTCCGGGCCATCTTACGCCATAACTCCCACCGGCCTGGCTCCAGGACGCGAACCCGCTGAATGGTTACTTCATCAAATCCATCTCTGCGTGTTTCTTCTTCCCAAATACGAACATGGGTCAGTACCTCACGGCCTTCCCGGTACTCGGAATATGCCGCCAGTACATTCTCATGCGGCACTAGGACGAAGTAAGGCCGGGCACCCAGCTGCTTTTCATCCTCCAACGTCTGCGGCTGCTCCACGGCTGTATTGGGAAACTCCACCAGGATATGGGTCAACCCCTTGACCAGCCCATCCTGAAATGCGCGCCGGGCGAAGACATTGATGTTGTTACCCTGGCGGTCAACATCTTCAGCCAGTTCCTTCAGCGGCGCTGGCATATCCTCTCCCAGCACTACCTCTTTCGAGAATGGCTTGCCAACGAGTGACTCCACTGTGCGCCGGAAGTAGTTGACCAGTACTGAACGGGCCTTCCTCTCATTGTAATTGGCATCACTTTCTGCTGAATGCTTTGGCAGATAATCCTCACCCGCCGCGCGCAAAGCATCAGTGCCGGCCATCAACATATTCACCAGGTTGATGCGAGGTTCCATCACATCATATGCCGAGGAAGTCTTGCTTGGGTCCTTCTTGTCTCGCCCGTCATTCGCCATAAGTGCCATCCTTTACATGAACCTGGACAAACACCGCTCGGGAGTATTATAGCCTAAAAACAAAAAGAGCGAGTAGCCTATCTTCAGCCACCCGCCCTTTTGGCCAAATGCTCTGGTCTGGTTAGTCCGCGCCTTCCTTTCTGCCTGTCTGAATGGAACTTAGTGAGAGGACAAGCGCCCTCACCAAGTCTTGCCAAAGCCCAGCCGGAATGTACCACGCGCCGCCAATTGGCGCAGGACTTCCGGCAAGGCCGCATTGGTGGCAGCGGCAACGTTATCTTTCTGCCACGTCACGCTACCCACCAGCCGGGCACCGTCAATCTTCAGCCAACGGGATATGTCCGCCGCAGCCCATCCACCCACAGCGTAAGCGCCGCCAACTCCATTCGCATTGAGCGCCGCGCCACCGCCCGTCTTGCTACCGCCCGCCAGCCACTTATAGTTGAACAGGACCATGTCCACGTCAACCCGCGCCGAAGTCACGATGCCAGAATAGTCCGTGACGGCGCAAAGGTAACTGGGAACGGTCAGCCCCAACAGGTTGATGTCCGGGTTCCGATGACAAGCCTGCATCCAGCCGCTGGTCTGCGGCGTGCCGGTGCCTTGAAAACCAAAACCGGCACCCGCGAAATTGTCAGGCAACGTCTGCGCGCCCGCCGTAATGACTGCGATCAAAACCACCAATGTGAATCTGAGCAACTTCATGTGTTGTTCTCCTTCCGAGTTATTCTAACGCTATTCAGTGGTCCAGTAAACCACCACCACCTGATCCTCGGTGGTAAAGGGCCGGTAATTGGGCAATTGAATGTTCAAAACCTTCGGCGTGGTCGCGCCCGGCTGTACCACGTCCAATGTGCCCGCCCCAACACGGGAACTTCGCAAGAACGCCATCACCAACGTGTCCGGCGCGGGCGTCTTCATGAGGGTATAGGTAACGGACTCCTGATCCCAGTTGCTTCCTGGGGCCAAGGCCACCAGGGATACCCATTCCACCTTCATCTTAGGAACCACCACTGGAATGGGCGGTGGTGCCGTTGGTATGACTGCCTCCAGCGCCGGGCCGCCAGCAGCCGCCATATTGACCTGTAGATTGGCGCCCAAAGCCAGGCAAATGGACGTGCTTACCGTTACCGTACTACCGCCAATCGTTACCTGAGCAGGAACGAAAGCGGCCACCTTGGGCTTGCTCGGGTCAATGCCCGTGCAAACGGTGCGGGATAGATCGAGTGATTGGGCTGTGACGGGCGCGGCCAGCAGGCCAATCACCGCCAGAATAGAAAGAGCAATTCGCAGCATATAGGTCATCTCCTTGATTGATCAAAATTCACGCTGCCCTATGGCGCGGGCCGTGGGGAACTTGTAATGGATGTAGTACCCAATGGCATCACTGATATGAGTCAGCGCCGGGTCTATGTCCTTATCAATCTCACCACTCCCACCCTCCAAACAGCGTACACCTTCTAAATCCTTTACCAAATTCTTGGCGTTTTCAGGATGCGCCATAAACCGGACGATGTCAATGCCTGAACGCAACCGGCTGTTGACAGAGTTTATCCTTGAACGTTCGCGCGGGTTGCCGTCTGTCACCATGAACTTCAATGATTCACCATACACCGGGCGCAACTCTCTTCTTATCAGGTCCCAATCGCTGCCGGCCACCTTTGCTGATCCAGCATTACCGCCTGTGGCATCACCATAGCAGTAGACACCTGCCTTGTGGTTGCCGTAAGTCTGAATCAACTTACGGCAAACGGCGGGCGTATTGGAGTTGCGTGGGATGTAGACTTCGCCAATGGCAGCTGTGCCTGAAATGCCATTCGGCAGTTCCGGCTGCTCCTGAAGCACTGCGGCCACACCGGGCGATACGTTGAAGTCAAAGCAGAAGATCAGCGGCAGGTTGGGATTGTACGCGACCTTTACAGAGCAATGGACCGCGCGGTCAAAGCAGTAATAGATCCGGCCTTGGAAGTTTAGGAATGATCCTTCATACTCTTGAAGGTATGTCAGTTCATCCAGTTCCCTCCGGGCGCTCTCTACTTCAGCCGGGTCTAGGATGTCGGAAGACTTCCAGGTGAAGAAAGCCCATTCACCTGTCTCATCCCGCTGTGCCAATTCTGCTAGGTCATAGTAATGGTTACGGCCCTCAGGCACGCCTATCAGCCAGCACCAACCCTTCCGATCCGATAGCGCCGGGCGAACGTTTTCACGCCATGCCTTGGCCTTCATATTGGCGAACTCATCCAATATGCCGCCATCCCATGGACTGCCCTCGATGCGTTCCGGCTTGTCCATCCCGATAACTTGGATGGTGGCGCCGGTGATCAGCTTCAAGGTCAATTCACTTTCGCGCGGCGCTTCTGACAACCAGTCATAATGCACCAGCCGTTTCAGGTCTTCCCAGTAAATGCGCTTGGCTTGGTCCCGAGTGGGCGCTGCGGCAAAGAACCTTGGGTCAGGATAATCCGTACCATTCAACGCAGCCCGCACCAATTTGCGCTTGGCCCTTTCAGTTTTGCCAGAGCGCCGTCCAGCCGGTACAACCGCAAACCGGGCCGGGCTAGTCACCAAGGCAATCTGAACAGGATGCGGACGGAGAGGGTACCAGCGTTCAGTTAATTTGCCTTCTTCCATTGTTACCTTGTTGGGAATGACCGCACCCCATCCCGTCCGAACCATGCCAGCAGAACGGCAAGAAGGATGAACAACCATGTCTCAGTACTTTGTCGATTCCACCAGTACCACAATCTCATAATCATCACATTGCGCTCCTCACTTACTATGGCGTTATAATGGGACTGAATTAGCAAACTCTTCTGCGATCTTAGCAATATGGATCAGGTTCATCCCAATCTCCATTGCCTGGCGCGCGGTCAACTTGACTCCCGGCACTGGCGTGCTGTCCGGGCTATCCTCAGTGGCGTTGGGATTCTGAATCATGATGATCGGGCAATTGTGAATGATAAGTGCGACGTGCCCCAACTCAATTGTGGGAGCGCCCGTCATGATTTGTATATTGACGTTTGAACTAGGACAAAGATCCGCAGGCGTCATGGGTTATCCCTCCGCTTTGATTGTACTCGCTCCCAAAGTGGAAACGGCGGTTGTCTTTTGGACAAGTAATTCGGGTTGATACCAACCTTCTGGTAACAACTCAAATATGGCATTGGCGATACGTTGGGTTTGGCGCTCGATGACTTCGGCGTATCCAGCCTGCTGGCTGACACAGGCATCCCACATGAATAGATGCGCCACTGGTTCAACAAACAAATGGCATATCTCATGCAGAATGTCCTTGCCCACCTGCTTGTAGTCTTTGCCCTGATAACTCTCGAACAAGGCTGGATACACATTCAACCGGCACCAGAGATAGATGGAATTGATCTTTACCTCAGCCTGGCAGATGTCCTTTCTATCCTCTTCTCCAGGGCAAGGCGTATCGCTGAAGTGAAACTTCAAGTCATACTCGCCATGAAACGTTTCATCCCGGCAGTACTTCGCTGCGGCCGATACATACTGCTTGAACTCTTCCGTCATCAGGCCGTCTGGCATTCCGCTACCTCTTCCACCACAGGTTCATTCTCTCTTTCCCACCGCGCCCGGAACTCTGCCAGGAAGTTGCCCCAGCGTTCAGCCCGGCCCGCTTCCCAGGAACCCACATGGCATTCCATGAAGTAACCGCCACCCAGCCAAGGAACATCCCATCCATCCGTCTTCCAACATGCCCTCTCCAGGTCACGTTGCGCAATCCGCCCGCCGTGGAAATATACCTTGAACGGGAACAACCCGCACTCCATATATAGACGCCCAAGGAATTGCTGAGTGCGGTATACCTCATGGAAGAAACCACCCCTGTCTATAAACCCAGGATACTGTGGAGTGTTCAGGTAATGCCCATTCCGCTGACAAATGGCATACCAGCGTAGAATGATCTGAAGGCAATTGCGCCAATCATACCCAAGTAGGAAGTGGAACCAGAAAACGTCCTGCCCATACTTGGGAAGATGATGGGCCAACAATTCAAAGTCAGCAACGTAGTCTTGCCCCACCAACTCACAGAACGGCCCGTGCTCCCGTTGATAGATGACTACGGAACTGCCAGTGTCGCTGATCTCCTTATGCTTTCTCAGGCACATCATGAACACACGCCGATAAACACAATTGCATGTGATGATTTGCCCACGCAACAGAATCTGCCCTGATCCCATACAACGATGGCAGGCGTTGTCTACTAAGTGGCCCGGCCCGCGCTGCTGCTCTTCCTTCACAACCTGCTCCTTACTATGGTTGCTGGGGGCAACCTTGGAAACATGAGCAAGGACGGATTGAGCTATCTGCTTAGTGCGAAGGATGAGCACGCGGTAATGCGCTGCTGTTCGAGTGTGGTAAACCCGCAGCTTTGTGCTCCGAGTAATGGACGCCTGTTCTAAATGGTACTTCAATTTCCACTCCAAGGACGCCAAGTTGTTTGCCATATCGACAAGTATACTCCAGCCTTTAGAAAATAGGTACAGTGACCTTGATCATTCCTGCGATCTTGTTCAATAGCCACTTCACACGCCCGGCCTTCTCTCTCAACCCTCGGGTGGCAATGTCGAAGGTCTCAGCCATTCCTGCCAAATGACCAACCCCATCATCCATACCAGCCAGCGTACCTTGGATGGAAGGGTCTTCCAGCAAGGTTGCCATAGCGCGCAACGTCCGGGCCGCTTCCGGCGCTCCGCTGTCTACCTGGGTGCGTAGGGTATCCTCCAACTGCCCCAACTTCAAGAGCGCCTGCCCGGCTTGCTGAATGGTATCATCAGCGGACACAGTCAGCGTTTCCGCGTCCTTCGTTATAGCCACAACCGTGGTGTGTAGATCTGCCAGGACCACACGAAGGTCCATCACCACGCCCTTGGACTCGGTCAGCAATTCATTCGCGCTACGGGCTGTATTGGCTGTTTCCCTTGACGCGGCAACGGAATTGTTGGATGCCGCGCGAATGGCGTTGGTGATCTCTGGGGCAGATTTGGCCACCGCGCCGGCAATCGCCTTGACCGATCCTACTGTGGCCAGCATCTGACTCTGGAGGCAGGCCGCATTGCCCTTGCATTCGAGCAATTGGCGAGAGGCTACCTCCACGCGCCTTGCTACGGGCCAAAGCGTAATGAGTGGAACGGCCAAGGCAATCGTCAGCGTCACTGCACACAGGACAAGTATCAATCTTGATGGTGTCACAATGGTCACCTACTTCTTACGGCGCTTCGCAGCGGGCCGCGCTGCGGGCGGGCTGAAGAGGGCATCCGCCGCTTTCTTGACCAGGCCCTGGATGGCCGGCATCTTGAGTTTGGCAGCAGCAGTGGCGGCGCTCTTGATAGTCTTGGCTTCTTGCCCGGCGCTCTGCTGATTGGCTGATCCCATTGACCGGCTCAACACGCCCAGAGCGAATATCGTAATATCATGCGACATCGAGTTGGTGTGATAGCTGAACAGGATCAGAAGGGAAAGACATATGGCAATATGCCCGCCCGTTGTGTCAAGTAGTGCAAGCATACGTTCATTGAACGTAGCCAAACGATCAATCATGTTATGCTCCGTCTGCCTCCATCATCTTGCGGAGGGCTTGTTTGATTTTTGCGGCCTTCTGTTCGGGTGAGTCCTTATTGGACCCGCCCTCATCAAATAGCTTGAAGATGCGCGCCAATTGCTCTAGCGCCTGAGTCTTGGGGTGGAGTTTGATCTTGGTCTTCTTGACTGGGATGGATTCCCACTCACCATCCGCGCCCGGCTGGCGCTCTGAGTAGACATCCTGGGTGATCTCGGAAAGGGCTGCCATTTCCTCAGGTCCCACTTCGGTGCAGTCAATGATAGGGGTGCCATCCTTCTGGAGAGTAAGGAAGTCACCGAGTGTACCAAAGGCTACCTTCACCAACTCAGCAATGACGCGGTCAGCGCTGACTTCAAACTTCTTGCGCCGTTGTTCCCGTTGGCGCTCTATTTCCTTTTGAATACTCGGGTCCTGTAGAAGTTGTACGCCAGCATACCATTCATCAAAGTCAGACTCACGCGCAGCCTTGGCGGCATTGCCGCCTGTGAGCACATACCGCTTACAGAACAGCAAATGCTTTTCTGTAAGTTCCAATAGCACCAATGGCCCTTTTCTGCATCCAGGCACCTTGGGCTTTTTTGGAATCTTCTTGCCACGCTTGGTGACTGGCTTCCCGCCATTTGTCGCACGTCCCATGCAACCACCTCATTAGTCAGATTGTACTACGCCACTAACACCGGCACTGGCGCCGCTTCCAGCACATCCCAATTGAATGCCGGCCCGATGTCGAATTTGTCCGAGCGAACGTTGGCATGTGTAAGGATACCGCGAAACTCACCAACACCCTCGGGCAAGAACTGAAGGCGCTTCTCAACTGGAAGCATCACTCGTGGTATGTCATTCCTCTCCAGTATTCCATCCACAAGCGCCCGCAACGCTTCCATCTGAACGTCAGGGAACGTAGCAAAATACTCAAAGCTACGCCACAGCGCAACCTTCTTATACTTCGCCGTTTCCGAGATACCGCAGTATGATTGCTGCCAATTCTTAGGCCACCAATACAACTTCTCACCCACCCGCTTCAATGGGCCTACGTTGACCACTTCTATCCCAATGGTCTTCTGATCCCAATGGCTATTGGTCCAACCTTCGCTCTTCAACCCAAGATGATACGCCCACTGCGTCTCTGAGAATGCCTCACAAATAGCGCCGTCCGTGCCCAGTATGTAACTGGTGCCTACTCGCTCAGGCGTCCGCGCCCACTCATTATAGGCACCATCGATGTTGCCGCCAGCAGTGAAATGGAGGAATACTGCTACCTTCTTAGTGACTGTGGTATAGAACTGCCCGGCTGGAAGATTCCGTTTTTGTATGTCCAGTATCATGGCCATGCCTCATCTGCAAGTATACCCTAGGCTGAACAAACCGGCTGCGCTCTACTTGACGCGCCGCGCCAAACCCGTTTGGTCAAACACCGGCCCATTTAGACGGCCCGGCCCATTACCGGCCCATTACAGGTTGTCCGGGTCAAGTCCTTTGACGGCAGAGGGTTAGAAGGAAAAAAACGCTCGGACCAGAGATTTTTGCTATACGTACCGGATAGGCTAAGACACTCTATTCCCTTACTATACCTGTATAGAAGGAAGTTCAAGTTGTAAGCGCCCGCCCTATTTACCATATCCTATGTATATGCAAATAAGGCAGTTAACCCGGCCTAGGCGTGATGGCCCGGTGATGGGCCGGGCGGGCTAAATGGGCCGGTTAATGTTCATAAACTCCAAAGCGGGCGCGGCGGGCCTTGTTGACTGCTAATTGGAGTTCATTATGATTAAATTCCCATTCCCAATAATTTATGCCGCAATATTGAGACTCAAAAACCATAAACTTCTCTTGGGAGGGCGATCCAATTAGTAATGCCATCCCAAGCATCATTGGTTCTGGTCCTGATAAATTCATCATCTCATCAGCCATTTCTGCCAATGTCAATTTGACTTCTTCTGTCACCGCTTTTTGGCACCCTTTCACTTCAACCAGTATACGAAGGTCAGGCAACCAAAAATCAGGCAGATAATTTCCTGATGAAAGATGGTATGCTTCATGTTCATACTCATATTTGATTCCAAGGGCATCAAAGAACACTGCCCACCGCGCTTCCGTTCGACTGCGGAAGTTATAGCCATTGTAATAAGTCTGAATTGCTTGTATCACATTGCCTCCTCATTATGAAGTGGATTGGCAGGCCTTTGTTTCAGCAAAGCATCCGCCGTCTCATCAGTTGATGCCATTGGGTTGTTATTGATCTGGGACAGCCACACCTGCCGTAACTGCGGGCCGTTCATATCTTTGTATGTGGTGACATTTCGTACTGCCCAAAGGTTGACCTTGTCATCATTCCCAACCCTCATTCGCCCAAGGTTGAGATAACCAAGACGGGCGAAGGCATTGGCTATCTCTTTGGGGTTGACCCGGAGGTTGAATTTGCTTAGAGGTTCCACCAGCGTACTGGTGCTATGAAGATCCCACCGGAATGGATACTCACACGTATCAACATGCTCATAGATGAACGCATCCAGCGGCATCATAGACTGCATAATCAGCGCCCGCTTTCCCTCGGTCATCGGCGCATGGGCCTTAGGTAGGAATCCTTCCAGGCTTACCTCGTGCCGTAGGAAGTAGAGCAGGGCCGGGCCGTTCTGCCGCGTCCAATCGAACAGCGGGCCATAGTAGGCATTACGTTCCGGGTGTGGCGCGGAATTGCTCTTGAGGATGCAGTAGCGCCGATCAGTGGAGTCAATTATCAAACTGTCCCGATGGTTACTGAAGAAAAGGAAGTTGAAGCGGTTCGGTTGTTCATATGGAGGGCGGTACATCTCCCGAATCATGCACCATGACTCAGTAATCATTGGCTTCAACTTGTTCATGAGTTCCAACCGTTGCCGCGCCATCATCTCTTCCACCACAATCAACTGAGTGTTCCGTTGCCACTGCGTGAATGTCTCGTGCAATTGATCGTTATGGACCATCTTGACGTTGTGTGGCCCTAGGACCATCCGCATCACAACGCCAAAGTAACTCTTGCCATTGCCCTGCTCACCCTCCAACAGGAGCGCCCAATGTACCTTCTCACCAGGATGCTGGACCTGATACGCGAGGTACTGAAGAAGTATCCGGCCTTCCTCGGATAGTTCGGCCTTGGACCCTTCGGGCGTGGGGAACAGGTAGCGTACATGGTCCAGGAAGGGCCGGGTGTCGCCCGGCGCGGCAACGATGCCGGCGCTGCGCCAATAGTTGAGTTTCTCCTGCCCAACTTCTTGAACATATAACTCTTTCTCAGGCCAATAGGTAACGCCATCCACCAACTTGAAGTTGGGATTCTTCAGGACATGCTCCGAAGGACGGCCACGCGAAAAGAACCGGGCGAACATGGCATTGAACTGCTCCACATCCCACTCCAGCAATCGCGTGGTCTCGACAAACCGCTTTATCGAAGCGGCATAGCACCAATTACCTCGAAACTCTTCCGCATCCGCCGCTTCTATGTCGAAGCCACGGAAACCGTTTTCTTTGGCGAAGTGAAAGATGCTACCGCCCGTCACGCCCTTGTCTGTGAAGCTGTTCCATTGGACCTGCATCACCTTCGAGTCATACTTATCGGGCGCTTTCCGTGACCAGTCATCCCAAGCCTTGAACCCGAGTTTGTCACCCAATTCTTTCTTGAGCGCCGCGCCAACCTTCCACCATGTTTCGCGGTCACAGTCGGAAGGGATGAAGTCCAACAGCCGCACCAATTGCTCTCCAGTTAGCTTGGTTGCCTCTTTCTTCTTGGCATCCTCGATGACTTCCTCTTGAAGCGAGTCCTGCGAGATGTCCACATGAGATACCATGCACCGGCGCTCCAGCCACTTCGGCATATCGGCAATCTTCAGGGCCGGGTCCGTCAGCCAACGGTAGCGCCCGCCCGATAGATGGTTGCTTGGAGGCAGGATCACATACCCACCCGAGCCACGGATGTCTATGTCCAAGGCAACTTTGCCGGCGCTGTTGGAGATTACCTTGGTGGTAAGGAAGTAATAATGACGCCCGCCGCTGCCTGTCTCTACCATCCGCGTGTCCGGCAACGCGCCGTGTTCGGGCTTGTTGGGTGCCTCTTCCTCTCTTATACGGGCTAAGGACTCGGTGCCTACCTTCTGCCCAACTACAGCGCCCGTTTTATCGCGCTTCGGGCCATCGTCAATGTCCATTACCATTAGGCCGCCATGGCCCGTAGCTAGTCCAATATTGGCATATGGGGATTCCGTCCACCATTGACGCACTTGCGCTTCATCTGTGGTAGCATCACATACACCATTTTTCGTGGATGGATGTTTACCAATTCGCTTGCACGGATGACCAGGGCGCGGACGGCAGGAGCACCCGCCATCCTTCAGGACATAGAACAGAGGGAAGACCCGCATGCCCGCGCGGGCGTATTCGAGCGCCGCAGAGAGATTACCGGCTGGCGTTGACATTGGCACTCTCCATTCCCTTTAGCAGCCAGTCACGCAGCGTGGCCGTAGCGGTTTGCTTCAACCCATCATGGCGTGTAGTACGGCGCGCAGCAGTGGTCGCCCGGCGCACTACCTCTTCAGGAAGTTGTATGGATACCTGTTTCACTTTAACTGTCGCTTTCATTGGTCACCCATTCTGGTACGTTATCATAATTGCTGGTTGATTTTTGCTGGCTGTAATAGGACAGTTCCCACTCTCGCTGGGATAGGTAGCGCCCGGTGTAGGGGCAGCGGTGAGAGAGGGTTGGATTGAACTCATTGCTGGTGAGTAATAGGTTGCACCAGCAGCAGTTCAATTTGTCGAAGTCCATGTGGTGGATGATTTCATCCGGCAGCAGCGCCCGGCCCGCCACCCTCTCCACCACCAGCCTATGGGCACGAGCGCCGCGCCGGATCGGGCTGTTGCGTTTTCGGCTGGTATATATAAGGTAGCCTTTGTTGTGGATTGACCACCCTCGGGTTGGCAGAAAATTGGGTAGCCTTACAACTCTTCCTCCCACGAGAAACACATTTGTCCGTTCCAAAGTATCCGGTTGATGCGCTTCCACACCAGCCACAACGTGGCTTGAAATTGTGGGGCAGGCAGTTTGTAACATTCAGCAGCACTCCTAAAATGGTCAGAGATGATTGGGTATTCACTAGCTTTGACTAATGCTTCCCGACGCAAGACCAACCGTTGAGCGCACCAGGCACCCAGCATATGTCCATCCACAGTTACCCAACGGTTGTCGCGAGAGTCTAAGGTGTTGTGATAGAAGGCGGTGACTTTGCGGCCGCGCAATGTATCCTTTATAGGAGCGCCGCGCAGGAGAGCCAGCGCCTTGGTGCGGTTCGGCGTATAGGAGATGACCTTTGTATGTTCAGGGAACCGGCCATCTACAATCCCGAGACAAGTGTCCAAGGCACGATAGGTTGACTTCTCAGAGTTGTTCGGAGAGAGGGCACAGAATGCCGCCACCACGGCTGTAAGCGGTAGCGCCGCGCCGTCAGCACGACGTTCCAACTTCATTCGCTGGCGATCATAATACTGTTGCCCGTCAATGAGTTCCCAAGGGCGGGCTTGGGTGAACACCCGTAGTAAGTTGTCTGCGCTTCCTCGCATCTCCGTCTATTATTACTCTAAATTTAGAGTAAAGGACGCGGGAATCTAAATGGGTGTTCAATGACCAAGAATCGTTCACTTTGACCAATGTAGACTCCCTCTTCCCTTTTCATTCAGGATGGAGTATAACATAAAGGTATGGCAATTGATATCAGCAAAGACACCGCCACCATCGTTAGCGCCAAGAACGTCGCAGCAGTGGTTGAGCAGGCCCGCCTGTTGATGAAGCTGGAAATTGAGATTGCTCGTTTGGAAACTGCCCTGAAGGAAAAGAAGACAGCCCATAACCTTTTGGCCACCGAGACGCTACCGGGTCTGATGGACTCCGCTGGCATTGAGGGTCTTCCCTTACGGCATGGATACGAGCTAGAATTGAAGAAGGTGTTGCGTGCATCTCTTCCAGCCAAGTCCACCATCGAGAATGCGGATGAAGAAGAGCAGCCCATGTTGATCCGTCGGTTCAAGGACGGTCTGGCGTGGCTGCGAAAGCACAAGGCCCAGGACATCATTCGCAACACGCTCAAAATCGACCTAGGGAAAGGACAAGACCGCGAAACACGCGAGATACTGGCGTTGGCCAAAAGGCTGAAGGTGCCGGTGGATCGCTCCGAGACGGTACACCCTGCCTCTTTGTCTAGCTTTCTCCGAGAGAGGCTGGCCAACGGCGCAGAGGTTCCGTTTGAAACATTCGGCGTATTCAACGGCAGAGAAGCCAAGATCAAACCGCCCAAGAAGGGCAAGGAGAGTTAAGCATCATGGGGAAGATTGACCCGAAGAAACGCGCACCAGCACCAACCAAGGCTGACGCGCCCGCCAAGAAGCCTATCATTACTCCGGCACCGCCCAATCGCGCCATAGCCCGGCGCGGCCCGGCACCGGGTGAAGAAACCGCCGTGGCCTTGCGCCCGGCCATCGATGAACTGCTGTTCGCCGATGCCGGCAGCGGCATGGAAGGGATGAAGCAGGAAGATTTTGCCATACCTCGATTGGCGATTCTTCAGGCCCTTTCTCCGCAAGTCAACAAGCGGGATGAGAACTACATCGAGGGCGCTGAAGCCGGTATGATCTATGACAACGTCAGCGGCAATCTGTACGATGGCCAGGAAGGTATCCTGTTGGTGGTGGTATCCTATCGGCGGGCGCACCTTCAGTGGTGGCCGCGCGACAGCAACAAGGGCAAGGGATTCATCAAGGATTGGGGTGCTGATCCCAGCATCCTCAACCAGACCACTCGCAGCGACAAAGGCGCCAACCTTCTAAAGGACGGCAGCGAGATTGTCGCCACGGCGGAATACTTCGCCTTCCTGGTGGATGAAGCCACGGGCGATTTTGACCGCGTGCTGGTGGCTATGAACAAGACGCAGATGATCAAAGCCAAGAAGTTCAACACCATCGCGTCTTCCCTCATGGTCCAGGTTAGCGGGCAACCTCGGCAAGCGCCGTTGTTCTTCCGGGCCTATCGCTTCAAGACCAAACCCGAGTCCAACGACAAGGGCAATTGGTTCGGGTGGGAGATTGTGCCCGCCCAGGCGCTGCTGGTGAATGACATGGGCATGGAAGTTCTGCCCTATGGGGAAAGGTTGTACTTGGAGGCACGGGCCTTCCGGCAGCAGGTCCTCACGGGTGGCGTCAAGGTTGCCGCGCCGATGGAAGACGGGCACATTGGCGCGAGTGCTGGCGCATCGGACGACGCCCCGATGTAGGCTGGCACCAGCAGGAGCGCCCGCCCGGACAGGGTGGCTGGGTGGGCGCTCTATGCGGTAAGCCACCCGAGAGATTCAGACAAATTCAGGTAAGGAGATCACAGTCATGGATAGCGAAGGACAAGAAGTTACCACGGCGGTGCCCGAGACTCAGGCACCCGCTAAGAAGAAGGTTAAGAAGACCGCGCCGAAGAAACCGGCCAAGAAGGCCATCAAGAAGGCTGCCGCGAAGAAACCGGCCAAGAAGGCTGCCAGCGGAGAGCACAAGGGCCGGCAGAGCGCCTATAACGGACGGCGGATCATTCGGGCCAAGGCTGATGAAGAGACGGGCCTGCGCAAGACGGGCCGGGTGAGGGAATGCTGGGATGCCATCCCCAAGGGCACGCGCGGCATCTTGTTCAAGGATTACCGTGTGGCCGCCGGCAAGAACAACTACGGCCTGGCGCGGCTGGCGCTGGCCGGGTTCCTGAAGAAGGGAATCGCCAAGCTGCTGAAGTAGAGCGCCGGCAACCGGACTACCGGCGCGGCAAACGGTCACCGCCAAAGTGGCTGCTGCCGCGCCGGATCTTTCTTAGTGGAGGAATCATGAGCCATACCATCATCACCGCCCATCAGCATGGGTTCCGTCCTGGTGACGTTGTGCGTATTACCGGCATCGCAGGCAAGCCCGCGTCCTATCGCGTCACGGCTGTTCAAGATCACCGGATGACCCTGCGGCCCGCCCGCTGGTACGTTAGACTATGGGGAGCGGTACGGCGGGCCGGGCGCTGGTTGCGGCGCATGGCCAACCACCTGCGGGAGATTGGGAAATGAACAATTACAAGCACGTCATTGTTGGCGCCGGTATCGGCGGGCTATCGTTCGCCGCAGAATTGAAGCGGATGGGCTGTAATGACTTTGTCATCCTGGAACGTCAGCCGGACATCCCTTTCAACCTCTACAACGGAGTCCACTATCTTCACGGCATTGACTTCGTTACACCCTTTCCATTCAACTTCGTGGAAGTCCCGAGCACCGAGCAGATCTGGAATCCCAAGCGGGATGAGTTCAAGGACCGCGCCAGCCTGCCCGAGATGCTGGAGTATTCCCTCAAGTTGATGAACATTCGTCATACTTCGGCAATCATGCATCCCGGCAACCGTATGTGGCCCACCTATCTGCCGGAGAGTCACGACCTGAATGACCTTCTGCGCGCCTATCGGGATTACATCGGCTTTGTCCATTTCCAATTCAACGCGCCAGTGGCATGGATCAACCCGGAAGGGCGGTTGCTGGAAGCGGGAACCCGAACGCAGTACAGTTACCAGCATATGGTAACTACTATGCCGCTGGACTTCCTTCGGGAACTAACGCCAACGCTTTCCCCCACCCTCCAAGGAATCACCTTCCAGAAACGCGCCATCCACATCACCAACTACATTACCACTGGAATAGTGCGCAATTGGCGCATTCAGTTGTATGTGGCTGATGCTCAGTTTCCTGTCTATCGCATTACGGTTCTGAACGGCATCCTCTCGATGGAATCCCTGCAGGCGCTCTCTGTCGAGGATGAAGTTATCATCCGGTACCATCTCCAACGCTACTTTGAGTATGAACTCAGTAGCAAGTCCACCTATATCTGGCCAACTGGCCGGATCTGGGGCATCACCAAAGAGGAACGCCGAACGATAACTGCAGAACTGGCCACTGCTGGTATCTATCCACTAGGAAGATTTGGCCAATGGGATGGCAAGATGAACATGGACACTACCATCCAATCAGCAATCCAACTCGCAAAGGAAATGGCATGAACATAAGACTGATCACATACACACCGCAGCCGGAAAAGTCAATTGCCGCTGCGATGCTCAATATGGGAATTGGGTTTGACTGTACGGATCTTGACCAGATTTCGGATGCTCAAGCCCAAGACGCGCTGCGGGAGATATTCGCCAGTCACCTAGACGCGCCGCTGGAATACGCCAGCTTCAACTTCTTTTGGGAAGACATCCCGCTATTCCTCCGGGCGCACCTGGTACGGCATCGCGTGGGGTGGGGCTTTGCGGAACGTTCGCTGCGGTTCTATGATGCCAATCTGCGGAACCCGGTTGAGCATTTTGACTTTGCCGCCATCCCTACGGTACGGGATGTGCCGGCCCGGAACCCGGTGCTGGGCGGGCGCTCGATTGCCTCTCTCTTCCATTCCGAGATGGAACGGCAGATGGAATTTTACCGCCTGATGCTGGAGGAAGGTATCGACCAGCAGGACGCCCGCACCCTCATTGGCACCTGGTATCCCACGGCCATGCAGACAACCTGCACCTATCGGGCGCTTAGGGCTATGCTTGCTGACCGGCTGAGCAGTCAGGCGCATCCCTTCTGGCAGCAGGCAGCCCTCCAGATCAAGGCCCTAGTCACCCGTGTAGCGCCCGCCCTAGGCGCGGCCCTGGTAGACTCGTGCGAGATACACCAACGGTGCGTTTGGAACTCCCGGTTGGATCGGCAATGCGATGCCTGCGTGGCGAGAGGTAGAAAGAAGGCCCATGAACATATCTGGGACCGCGCCACTACGCTTGGCGAGAATACCCAATGCGCCTGCGGCACGATGCGACCCAAGCTGCTATCGGACGGAAGGCGGTGACCATTGTGATTCCTCAAGTATTGGAAACGCACCAAACGTTCGCTCTCAACCTTCGGCCTGCGGCCGGCATCCTAGACATGGACGGCTGCTTGACGGAATGCATACCGGGTTTGTTCATGAACTGGGATGACATCGCAGAAAGCACGCACATCATGAATGCCTCTCCACCCAACCACCCGCTACTGAACTTGACACGCGTGCTACTCGGGTCAAGACGGCTGACGGTGATTGTGATGACGGCGCGGCCTGAGCGATACAGGTTGATTACTGTGGAATGGCTTCAACGGTATGGCGTGGTGCCGGACTTCCTACTGATGCGGGCGAATGATGATGTGCGGCCCGATAAGGAAGTCAAGCGGAGTCACCTGGTGGCCATTCGAGAGCATCATGACATCTGGTTCTCTGTCGAGGATCGGGCTGGCGTGGTAAAGATGTGGCGCGAGGAAGGCATCACTTGCCTCCAATGCGCAGAAGGGAACTATTGACATGGACAGAATCAATCAGGTGGATGTGTCCACCCTGTATTACTGCATCGGCACGCTTTGCTTTGGCTGTCGAAATGGCATTGACGTTCATCCAAATGGATCAGGCGGATTGGTGCATGATAATGGGTATGGCATGTGCTCCTTGGCGCTCCTAAGAGAGGCACAGCCGCAGGCATTCGCGGATCACCAGAAGATTGCCCGCTACAACGCCAAGGCAATAGTGCCCTCCGTCCTTCAGCAACCTACACCCGAGTATCAAGAGGATCAGCGGGCCATCTGGGCATGTGTCATCGAGGATATGCGACACCGGGATGCCTTCGGCGCTCGGAAGTATGGCACCCGGCTGCAAGCCTTCAATGGGCGTGACCCCATCATCGATGCCTATCAGGAAGCCTTGGACCTGGTGGTGTACCTGAAGCAGTTGTTCATAGAACGCGCCAGGGCAATTAGGCTGCTAGAGGGTTTGACTATTGCAGAACCTGACAGCAGAAGCCGTGCCATCGACCTTGTCCTAAACATTCTGAAGGGAACCCAATGACCGGCGCCAAGTTTGTCCGGTTCAAGCGCCCCGAGACGGGCGGTGTGGATGAGCCAACCATCTTCATCAACACCGCTCTCATCACGCATGCTGCTTTCAATGGCCCGCCCACAGCCCGCCGTTGTACCCTGCTGCTGGTTAACCACCGGGACTGGCCACCAGCTTATATCACCATTGACTACGATCCAGCGAGTGTGTCCCGGTTGGAGAATATCCTATCTGAGGGGTACTATCATGAGAATTACCAATGCTGAATATTCCATCGGTGCGCTCCGAACCGAGTCACCCGTGACACCGGAGATGGTCGCCCGATTCACAGACCCAGAGACGGCGGTGCTGTTTCTTTCCGCCATTCAGGCCATCATCACCCAGGGCCAGGAAATGGACAAGTTGAAAAAGCACTTGTTCTATGAGAAACCGCTCCCAACCTTCGGCAGCCGGCAGCATTGGGTAGCGCCCGCCGTCCTAGAGCGCCTAAGCAATCCGGGCGTCATCCGGCTGCTCCATGCCGCCATCGGGCTGGTAACCGAGTCAGCAGAGCTATTCGAGATGCTGTATGCGCATGTGGTTGAAGATGAGAAGTTAGACCCGTTCCATTTGATCGAGGAAGCGGGCGATCAGTTCTGGTACCTCGCAATACTCGCAGACACCTTGTCGGCAACATTCGAGGACATCATGGTGCGCAATCAGCGCAAGCTGCGCGCCCGGTACCACGATGCCGAATTTCACCGCGACATGGCCGTGACGCGGGACTTGCCGACA